TCAGCCCACGAGACTGGCGAGCACCGCCATCGCGCGCTCGGCCTCGCCCGGAGTGCCCTCCGCCAGCTCCAGGTACACGCGGCCTCCGGAGAAGATGAGCACGTCCGGGAGTTGCTCGATGCGCACGTCCCAGCGCTCACTCTGCGGGGTTGCCATCTCGACATCGGCGTAGAGGCGATGGAGGGCGGCATTCAGCGTGCGCTGGCGTGTGTCCTTCGGGAAGCGCACCTCGATGTACGGCTGGGGAATCCCATAGCGCGCGGTGCGCTGTCCCACCATCATTGTCTGCTGGCTCGTCGCGGCCATCGTCGTCCTCGCGTTCCGTAGGGAGTGTTGCCCGTTGCGAAAGACATACGCGCTCTTGTGGGCGCGTGATGCAAGTTGAGTCTTGAGAGTCGGCACTGGCACGCGGTGCGCCCGCGAGAGGGGGCGCTTTCGTGTGGCCGGGAACCCGCGCGGTGCTGCGGCGCGGACTCCCGCTGTCTTCTCTGCTCAGCACAGCAGGGTGTTGAGGAGCATCATCCCGCGCATGGCCTCGGCATGGTCCCCTTCGGCCAGCTCCAGGTAGATGCGGCCGTGGTTCGGCTCCGAGAGGCGCTCGCTTTGCACGATCCACCGCTCGCTGGCGGGCGTCCTCAGCTCCAGGTCGGCTGAAAAGGCGTGGAGCGCCGCACTCAGATGCCGGTGGGTGGAGCCGCTCGGGAGGACGATGTCCAGTTGCGGCTGAGGCGTGCCGTACCGATTCTTGGCAAGGACCAAGTTCAGGGCGGCGTTCTGGAGATCAAACACCGTTATTTGGACAATGTGGGGGGAGGGGTTGGTGGTCGCCATGGTGTGCATTCCTGCGGGTTGGCGCGGTGCTTTGTTGTCCGTCGCGAAAGGCATACACGCTCTTGTGGGCGGGCGTATCAAGTCCTCTGTGCTGTCTTTTGGGTGTATGTTCTGCCCGGGGCGTTGGCGTTTGGGCTGAGGGCGCTGTTCCTGATGGGCCATGTGTCTGGCGGTGAGGCAGGGCGAGCGCGCCCGGGTCCTATTTCGGCCGCTTCGAGTGGCTTGCCGGACGTGCCTGTCGCAGCCCGGCAAGGCCCTCGAATGGCGAGGGGCTGCGGCTAGGTTGCATCCTTGGAGGTCGGGGTGGGCTTCGTGTCCTCCCGCTCGGCTCGAAACTTCATGAGCTTGTCGATAATCTCGGCCTTCTTGGTTTCCCCCAAGTAGGGGAAGCTGTTTCCGGTGTCGATGACGTAGCGGCGCAGTTTCTTGACGGTCATCGTTTCCAATTCTTCGCGTGTCTTCATGTTGTTCCCGTGGGGACTGCGTTGAAGGAGGGGCCGGTCGAAGGTCTCGGGCGGTGTTTCACTTCACGGCGATGTTGGCGCCCGCCTCGCGTGTGGACGGCGGGGCGGAGCGCGTCCGGGTTGGGAGGGCCTCTCGGCCTATTCGGTGTCCTGCTGGGGCGAGTGGGTGCGGGCCTCACTCCTCTTTCGGAGCGAAGCGCGCGGCGGCCTCGGTGGCGCCCATGGCCGTGAGTTCTCGGTGGACCGCGCGCATGAAGAAACGAGTCCGGCTCGGGATGCCCGCGTCGCGCCAGGCCTTGTCCAGGACCGCCAAGTCCTCCGCGTCGAAGGAGAGGGGGATGACGCGCTTGCCGTCCTCGCGCACCTTCACCTCGCGCTCGGGACGGGGGCCCACCGGCACGCGTCCGGCCTCCGCCTCCCGAATCTTCCACTTGAGGTAGGGGATGTCGCTGCTGCCTGTCGGGCGTCCCACGACTTCGCGGTACTTCGCCTGCAACGCCTCCAGCGACATGCCGGCGAAGCGCCCGTGCTGGCTGGCAGGCTGCGTGCCCTCGTCCGACGTGGCGGCCCGTGCGGCAGGCGCCGGAGGCGCGCTGGGGGCGGCGGCCGTCGCCCGGCGGGTGGGGCTGCGCCGCTTCTGGGCGGCGAGGGACTCCTCGATGCGGCGGATGAGGAACTTCTTGTTCGGGCTGCGCGTCTCCTCGCCCACCACTTCGCGGTAGCGGGCGCGCAGCTCCGTCAGGTTCATGGACTCCAGCTTCTTCGTCTTCGGTGCGGTGTTACGGGGCATGGCGGTGTTTTCCTTTTCGGGCCGTGGGTACACGTCTGCCATTCACGAGGGCGGCCCGGCGGCCCTCATGCGCGGCTGCCCCGCTGGGCGGGGCGTCGGTGGTGAGTGGGGGACTACGTGCTGCGGGGGCTGTTGGCGGCGCGGATGCCGGCTTGGTAGGCCGCTTCGAGGGCGTCCCTCAGTTGCCACACCGCCACCTCGTGGATGTCGAGGCTGTCGCTGTTGCGTGTCTTCAGCGTTTCGATGTTCATCTCCTCGCGCACAATGCGCTCGAGGGTCTCTGCGGGCGCCTGGGCGGGCTTCGAAGCGTTGGCGGGGCGGGGCTTGCGGGGTGTCATTGTTTTGTCCTTTCGTGCGCCTTGGGCGGCGCGCGTGAGACATACGCGCTCTGTTTCGCGCGTATGGCAAGTCATTGTGCGCTGGGATTGCGCAGGTGCGCGAAGCACTCCAAGTCGACGGCGCGCGGGTCGACATGCACGAAGGAGGTGGTTCCGTCCGGGTGAATGGGAGCAGCGTCGATGCAGTCCTCGGCCGTGACGCCCCCGAGGCGCGCCAGCTTCTCGTCGTCATTCACGTAGTAGTCGTCCGCGTCCGGGTTGGCGTCTGGGCGGAGGCTGCCGCGCAACACCGCGAAGATGCGGACCTTCTGCCCCCGGAGGCCGGGGATTTCGTTGCCGAGGTAGGTGGTGTCGGTGCCGATAAGCATAGGTGTCTCCCTGGCGCGCAGTTGGGCGGCGCGCGAAGACATACATGCTCTGTCTTCGAGACATATCAAGTCGAGGAGAGAGGGATTTGGGACGCCCTGGGCATGGCGGGCGCAGGGGTGTTTGCTGGCGGTGTATGCCTATTGACTGGACTCTCCCGGGGCGCGGGGCTGCTCGTCGGGGGGCACCGCGATTCGGAGGCCCTGGGGGAACCAGCGCTCGCGAGTCTCCTGCGACAGGGGCCGCACCACCACCTTGCCGGCACCGCCCCCCTTGGGCTTGAGCACCGAGTGCAAGCGCCCGCGCTGGACGAGCTCGGCGTGGAGGTGGCCGACAAGGAGTCGGTGCAGGTGGCCGAAGCTGCCTGGCGCCGGATGCTCCGGCTCGCCCTCTGTCTCACGGATGAGGAACTCGGTGGAGCGGCAGGCGGGACAGGGAGGGAGTTGGACGAGGCCGTCGTCCACGTCCTCGCGACGGGCGACGCCCACCTCCAGGGAGTCAAGGGAGAGGCGATTGCCGCTGCCGCACCGGGCGCAGCGCTGAAGTACGTCCTCGGTGGTGACTTCGTGAATGGCCATGGGGGCGCCCTTACGCGACAGCGGTGTACGAGCCGAACCAGTACGTCGCGGCGAGGCCTGGGAGGGTTTGGTGGCTGTAGAAGGCGAAGCCGTCTCTGTCCGGCACCATGACGGTGGGATTGCCGACGAAGCTTCCGGCGAAGGCGTAGGGGCTGAGGGTGATGGAGGAGGGCGCGGTGGGGAAGCGACTGCGGAACGTCACCGAGCCGCCGCCGGACAGGTTGTCGTGCGCGACGGTATCGCTATTGCTGTACTGGAGGCCGAGCCGGCCCACCTCGCGGACGCTGCCCGCCAACTCGAAAGAGGTGTTGCTGGCGGTGCTACTCAGCGGGAGTCGCAACGTGCGCGTCCAGGAGGCGAAGGTGGCGGTGAGGCTGGCGTCATGGAGGAACTCGGCCTCGTTGCGTGAGAGGCGGAAACCGCTCGCCGCCGCCCCGGTGGTGTCGCGGGCCCAGGCGCTCCCATTCCAGGCGGCGTTGAGGGTGAACCACACCGAGTCGCTGTCGGCATAGAGGCGCAGCCGCGCGGCGGCGCCGCCCGCGCCCTGGGTGTCGAGGAGAAGGACACGACCGGCGCCGAGGACGGGCTGGAGGATGGCCCTGTGCTGGCCCGCCGACGTCTCGTTGCCGCGGAAGTGCCCGCCGCTGAAGGCCCCGAGGACTTCGGCGAGGGCGGCTTCCACGGTGCCTGCCGTGAGGAGGTCGCCCGTGTCCGCGACGGAGACGGCGGAGGCCGCGTGGGCCCCCGCTCCCTGGGTGACGTGCCCGTTGAGGAAGCCCAGCAGCGCGGCCACCTGCTGCCGCAGGCTGCTGGCGGGGAGGGCGTGGGGCGTCCCGGCCAGCGCGTCTCCTCCGACACGAGAGGCGCCGGGACTGTTTGCCGTTGTCTCTCCGAGGCGAGTGACGACCTCCTGGAGTTGAGCCTGCACGCTGGTGCTGCTGACGTAGCCGTGGGGGGTGGCGCCAATGGCGCTGGCGTGGTGGGCCCCGGTGGCCGCGCCCTGGTGGGCGTTGAGGAAGCCCAGCAACGAGGAGAGCTGCGCGTCCACGGTGCCTGCCGGCATGAGGTTGGGTGTGCCGGGCACCGCGTCCGCACCCACGCGGGAGGCGCCCGGTGTGCCAGCAGCGGCCGAGGAGAGCTTGTCCGCGACTTCGTCCACGGCCTCCTGCACGTTGGTGGAGGTGATGAAGCCGTGGGGCGCGTAGTCCACGGCACCGGCCCCGTGTCGCCGGGCGGCGCCGGAGAAGTGCCCGGCCAACTCACCGTCCACCTCGTCCAGCGTCGCCTGCACCGTCTCGGCGCTGGGGCTCAGGACGTCCCAGGTGCCGCTCTCCACGGCCACCGAGGTGCTCCTCGCGAAGATGAAGGCCTGGCGGCGAGAGGTGTCCAAGTCCGCGGCGAGAAGCTGCGTCTGCCCGGGGCGGCGCCGGACGTCACACAGCAGCAACTCGTCGGGCTGGAGGGCGGGCTTGGGCGCCTGGCCGACGGGGCCCTCCGGCGCCTGGCGCACCACCAGCTCGAAGGACTCGTCGCGGCGGAAGTACACCTGCTGGGAGTTGCCGTCCGTGCGCGGCTCCGACAGCAGGCGGGTGAAGCGCAGGAAGATGCCCACCCACCGCTCGCTGCCGGCCGTGGAGACGTCGGTGGGAATGCCGGAGACGTCCACGGCGCAGTCCACCGTCTGGCCGGTGCCGATGAAGATGCGCTGGCCGAGGTTGTCGTAGGCGCGCGCCGGGGCCGTCAAATCGACGGAGAGGCTGGCCACGGGAGAGTGAGGCGCAGGCACGGCCCCGGAGATGACGCCGTGGACGCCCAAGTCCGAGGCGAGGTTTCTGTCCGCCTGCTCCAACTGCGCGAAGGCCAAGTCGAGTTCGGCCTCCGTCACCTTCTGCCTGAAGAAAAAATCCAGCCTGTTGGCCATGCCTGCACCCTCCAGTGGAGGGCAAAGGCAGGCCGCGAGAAATCGGGGACATGCCGGGCGGACGTCAGTGCAGCGTTGTCGTCTCGCCCAGCTCGCTGAGTCCCAGTTCCCAGTGCTCGGGGACGACAGGGGGCAGGGGCTCCACCAGGTCCACGAAGTGGGTGTGGGCGGGCTTGAGGTACTCGACGAGGGTGCGCAGGCGCTGGCGCTCCGCGGGCGAGAGGAGGCGCTCCACCTCGACGTTGAAGGCGTAGCGGGCGAAGCGCTCCGAGGGGCCCAGCACCCAGTCCACGCCCAGCTCGGACTCACCCAGCACGAGGGTGTCCGAGGCGAAGGGGGAGATGGCCCTCACCTCGATGCCGAGGAAGAAGCGGATGGCGTTGCGCAGGCCCAGCGCGGTGCCCTTCTGGCGGTACATGTCCACGAGGACGGCGGCCAGGCGGCGCCGGGCGAGGACGTCCAGCTCGAAGGCGAAGGGGTTGCCCAAGTCCACGAGGATGGCGTCCAGGAAGGCCTCCGGCGCGCGCTCCAAGTCGAAGACGTCGGGGAAGGCGTCCAAGTCGGCGAGGAGCAAGTCCGTCACCTCCTGGAGGCAGGAGATGAAGCGGTGCAGGTCGCCCGTCACGTCGTCGCGGCGGTTGTGGCGGGGCAGCATGTCCCAGAGTTGGAAGCTCCGGGAGGGCGGCCGGGCTGGACGGAAGCCCGAGAAGGTGGCGCGGTGGTAGGGGGCCAGCACCGGGTTGCCGTGCGCGTCCGTCACGCCTTCCACACGCACCTCGTAGACCACGTCCGGCGTCAGCTCCGTGTCGAGGACGAGGTGGACGAGGAGGCCGTCCGCGGCAGCCTCAAGGGAGGCCACTGGGACTGCGGGCGCACCGCGTGGCGTGAAGGTGAAGCGCGCCGAAGGCGGCACTCGCACCGCTTCGTCGAAGGCGAGGCGCACGGACTTCGGTCCCACGGCCTGCGCACCCACGAGGCGGGGCGCTGTCCTGTCCTCCACGGTGAAGGTGTATGTCTCATCGAGGTGGTGCTCGCCGCCGGCCGTCGTGGAGTTGACGCGCACGGAGACGGTGGCCTGGCTGGCCAGCGGCACCGCCGGGTGGAGCACCACGCGCAGGGTGTCCGCCGTCTGAGTCACGTCCGCCAGGGGCCCGGCGAAACCAGGGAGCACCTCGACGCTGGCCCCACCCTCGAAGGCGAGGAGTCCGTCCACCCAGACGCGCGTAGCCGCCCGGGCAATGCCGTCCGCGCCGACATCCACCAGCACCAGCTCCAGCGTGGTGTCGACGGGGACGTCTGTCTCCCCAGTGGCCGGAGCGCGGTTGAGGAGGAGGGGGCGGCGCGTCTCGGCGAAGAGGGAGACGGTGTCGACGTAGAGGGTGGGCAGCTCAACCGTGGCCATGGGGCTTCCTCACGGGGAGACGAGCTCCAGGCGGACGCCCACCGTGTGGACGCCGGAGAGCTTCGAGACGTTGGCGACCAGGTCCGCGACGAGGCGCTCGCGGCCGGGGCGTCCGAGGAGGCGGGCGTACTTCACCCCGCCCACGACGAGGGACGCTTCCCAGGCCAGGCCCGCCGGGGCTGCTGAAGGCACACGGAGGCGCAAGGCGGTGCGGACCAGGTCCACGCCGGTGACGTCCACGGCTTGCGTCACCTCGGCGAAGTCCCCAGGGGCCAACTCGAATCGGCGCCCGGGCTCCTCGTCGCCGAGGACGAAGAGGTACTCGCCCGAGGCGGGCGTGGCCTGCTGGGGCCGGATGCGTCCCTGGCCCAGGCCGAGGCGGCTGGTGAAGGCGGTGAGGGCCATGGTCTTCACACCTGCCGGGACAACTCGAGCGAGTCGAAATAGGCGCGGCGCGTGACGTCCTTCACCGCGAAGCCGAAGCCGCCCCGGCCGGAGGTGAGGGGCTGGCTGCCGGAGTTGATGCCGAGGGCGTCGTCGATGAAGTCGGCCATGCCCGGCACGGGCTGCCAGTCGGGAGGCGTACCGAGCGGGTGCGCGGCCAAGTCATTGTGGAAGGCCTTGAGGACGATGTCGCCGTTGGCGTTGACGACGACGTCCAGCCGCAGGTGCAGCCAAGTGCCCTGGGTGAAGCTGGCCGAGGACTTCAACAGGACGCCGGGGCCGTCCGCGTCGGGCAGGCCCGTGGCCACCGCGCCCTTTCGCAGGACCACCCGGTGCGGCTCGTCGTCGGAGAGGCCCAGGAGGTAGGCGGAGTCGTTGACGGAGGTGCCCTGCCCGCAGAGAAAGAGGAAGGGGGAGAAGCCGGTAGGGCCGCCACCGGGCCCTCGCTGGAGGCAGCCGCGGATGCTGCCTCCCTTGGCCATGGGGGCGAAGTCGGCGAGGTTGGCGAAGAGACCCACTGCGCCCTGCGCGGCGGTGAGCGAGTTGAAGGCGAAGAGGAAGTTGCCGCCGCCCGGGGGACGGGCAATGCCCGCCGTCACCCCCCTGTCCACGGTGGCGATGTCCAGTCCGCCGTTGAGGTAGGTCCAGTCTGCGAGTGCCATGGTGTCCTCACTGCGTGGTGGCCGTGGGCCACCCGGTGTCGAAGTCCTCGGTGGGCTGCGTGGTGTTGAAGGGGGCCACGCGCGCCGTCACGTCCTCCCAGCGCCAGGCGTAGGCCTCGTTGGTGTGCCAGCGCTGCTCGAAATCCTCCCGCGGCGACTCGCTGAAGAGGCCCTCCACGGAAGCTGCGTCCACCCAGTCCGTGAGGAAGGGCCCCTGGCCCCACGTCTCGACGACGTTCCCCTCGAAGCGGTGCGGGACGAGCTGCGCGGGCGGCAGCTCGAAGAGGAAGCCGTCGTTGTCCCAACCTCGGGAGAAGTCCTCGAAGCCGTCGCGCTGGCCGAAGAAGGCGAGGGCCACGGAGACGTCGGAGAGGGAGGCGCGCCACACGTGCCAGCGCTCGAAGTCCTCGCAGGATTCCTCCGGCACACCGAAGCCTGCCAGGGCTTCGAGGCGCGTCACCGCCGTCAGCGTCCAGTGCGCAGCCTCGCCGGGCCGAGCGCCCGCGTCCTCGAAGCTGGGGTTGAGGAGGGCCATGTCAGAGCATTCCCCCGGTATCGCCGTCCTGGAGCGTGACGCTGCCCAGCACCGGCAGCTCGCGCACCGTCAGCTTCACATCCGCGGGCAGGCCGTTGAGTGCCAGGTCCATTCGCGCGTCGCCCAGCTTCCGTACTTCGGGCACATCGCGGATGACGTTGAAGACGTCGGACCAGGCCACTTCCCCGGCGGGGAAGCCCTGGGCGTCCTTGAGGTTGAAGCCGAAGTCGATGCGCGGGTTGGGCGTGCCGTCCGGCTCGCTGACGCGGAAGTACGCAGCCAGCGCTTGGCGGACACGCGAGGCGACGTCCTGGGCCGAAGCGCCCTGGCGCAAGAAGAGGCGGGCGGAGACGTCCACGCGCCGGTACACCGGCTCCTGGACTGCCACCTGGAAGGTGAGGGTGCAGGGGTAGACTTCCGTCACTTGGCGCAGCACCTGGGCCTTGAGCGCGGGCGTGGGGACTCCGCCGCCCTGGGGCACCACGTAGAGGATGCCGGCATTCTCCCCAATGGAGGCGTCCTCGTTGGACGTCAGCATGAGGGCGCGCGCCACGCCGGGCAGGCGCCGAGCGTTGATTTCGAAGTCCTCGCGGGACACGGTGCGCGTCAGGGCCCGGAGGCTCTCGGGGGCCAGCAGCTTCGCGGAGGCCACCGTCTGCCTGTCCGCGCCACCCGAGGCGGGGGCGGGGTTGTGCACGGACACCTGCACCGCGTGGCCGTGGGCGTCCCTGAAGCTGCCCTCGACGACGACGAGGCGGCCTGCGTCCACGTTGCCCGCCGCGCCGCCGCCCGTCTTGTACACCACCGCCACGGTGCCAGCGGGCGGCAGGCCGTTGACGCCGTTGCCGAAGCGGACGGTGGCCCTGTCTCCCTGATCCACCGAGACGAGGAAGTGGGCGTCGGGGACGCGGGAGTTGAGGAAGGTGTCCACCTCGGTGAAGGCGCCCTGGGCGGTGGACACGCGGGCGGAGCCGTCGAGGTAGGGGGCGAAGTCCAGGTGCGCTTCGAAGTCGGCGAGGCCGCGGGCGTCGAAGAGCTGGGTGTGCGTCTTCGAGTGCTCAGCCACAGCGAGGACTCGCGGCGGGTTGGCGCCGGCCGGAATGGTGACGGACGAGAGGAGCTGGAAGCGGACGGCCTCTGTCACCTCCTGCGTGCGGACGACGATGCCGGCGGGGAAGATGACGGGGGCTGCGGGAGGTTGGGCCAGGCGAAGCTCCACCTCGGCCGTGGCAGCCTGGGCACCATGAAGCCGGTAGCCCAGCATGCGCGCCAGGGCGATGACGTTGCGGCGCTGGGTGGCCGTGGAGAGGCGCGACTCACGGGCGAGGTTGTCCTGGTAGAAGCCGAGGACGTCGCCGATGAAGGCGTGCATCTCCAGCAGGACGTTGCCGAAGCTGGCGACGTCGAAGTCGCTCCAGTCAGGGAAGACACTCTTCGTCAGCGCCACGAGGCGCGCGCGCAGGGCGTCGAAGTCGCGGTGGGTGTAGTCGGTGGACGCGGGAAGAAGTGGCACGTCGGCGAAGGCCTCCTCCGGGAGACAAAGGCCTTGGGCGAGAAGGCTTCGGGGACATCCCAGCTGGCTGCGGGCGGCGCCGCTGCGGCAAGACAGTGAGTCGGAGGGGACTCGGCAATTCTCCCGCTTCTATGTTTTCTGTGGGGCGGTCAGACTCATTGGCGACATGACGCTTGCCCTCTTCAGTCGCCGTCCTCGTGGATTTCCTGTTGCCGCTGTTGCTGTCTCCACGCTCGGGCTGGAGGAGGCGCCCCGATTGAAAAGCATCTCCGTCGTCGTCCCTGTTCGTGACAACCCACATGGACTCGCTCGGTTGGGAACTTGGTGGCGAGGACTTGGTAATGACCAACGGCCGCTAGAGCTCATCGTTGTGGATGACGCCTCTCGGGTGCCTGTTGAGTTCGTGGCCGAGGAGGTTCGCATCCTCCAGGGGGGAGGGCGTGGTCCAGCATGCGCTCGCAATGTGGGGTGGCGCGCAGCGAAGGGGCCGTGGGTGGCCTTCCTTGACTCGGACTGTCTGCCTGCTGCCGGGTGGCCCGCTTGCTTTGCGACAGGGTGGAGGGGAGAGGTAGCTGTCCAGGGTGCCGTCCGTGCGATGGGAACGGACTGGCTGTCGAGTTACTACGAGAGTCAGGGCGTCCTCCGTCCCATGGCTTGGACCGAAGATGGCCGCCCTCAGTACCTCATTTCGGCGAATTGCCTCGTGCACCGGGACACATTGGAGCGCATAGGCGGGTTTGGAGAGCGTTTCCCTCTTGCTGCCGGGGAGGACGTAGACCTGGGCCTGCGGCTGTCTCAGATAGGGGCGTTGAGGTGGTGTGCTGACGCCAGTGTGGCTCATGACTTCGAGCCTTCAATGCGCGCCTTCGTCAGACGCTTTCTTAGGTATGGACGAGGCAATCGGATGCTGGCGGAAGGGCAACCGAAGTCCGCCGGAGATTTCTTCAGCCCGAGACCATTCCTGCCGTTGTTGCGTAGGCCAGAGAATTTTCTGCTAGCTGGGATCGCGTTCGCGGCGCTCGGTGCGGGATGGCTCCTTGGAGGCCACGGCACCAAGCCTCCTTCCAAAGGTTCTCTGTGGGGGGACTGAGAATCATCTCGACCGTGGCCGCCTGGGCGCCGTAATGCCGGTAGCCCAGCATGCGCGCCAGGGCGATGAGGTTGCGGCGCTAGGTGGCCGTGGAGAGTCGGGCCTTGCAGGCGAGGTGTCCTGGTAGAAGCTGAGGACGTCGCCGATGAAGGCGTGCATCTTCAGGATGAGGTCGCCGAAGCTGGCGACGTCGCAGTCCGTCCAGTCCGGAAAGACGCTCATCACCAGCGCGATGAGGCGTGCGCGAAGGGCATCGAAGTCGCGGTGGGTGTAGTCCGTGGACGCGGGAAGAAGTGGCACGTCGGCGAAGGCCTCCACCGGGAGACAAAGGCCTTGGGCCCACTTCTTCAGGGGACATGGGGGACTGGGGGACACCTACCGCGTGCGGTGGCGTCCCAAGCTACAGTTCAAGACTCTCGAACGGGTTCTAGCGGCGGCCGAACTCACCCTCTGGAAGGAGCGATCTCTGGGGTGTCCGTTACGAGCAGCAGGCTGGAGTGGACAGACACTGCATGAGACGGTCGGCGGGTCGATAGTGGTGATTGCGGCATGACGAGGTCTTTCTACTGGCCCCAGGCGGTTGGCCGGTGGGTAGATCTGCGCCATTGCCCAACGTGCAGCGCATCCGCCCCAGGAGGGTCGCGCGGCACCCTCGTTCAATGAAACGCCGAGGGGCCGCATACGTAGTCGCAGTTTACGTCGATCGGCATATGCTAGATTTGCCCTAGGTCTAGACAGGTCAACAGTCTCCTGTTGATCTGTAAGCTGCCACGTCTTCAGTGATTCCATCGAAGGAGCGCTAACGTGTCCAATCAACAGGACGACCTCATCCTTGCTGCGCAGAAGCTGGTGCCGGTCCATAAGTTAAGCACATCCTTGGCGGCCGTCAGCGAGCCGTTGGCTGCCTTCCTGCACGGCGCCAATCTTCCGACAGAGGGCGTGCTGGTAGAGGCATCCGAGCGACATATTGTGCTTAATGCATTCCATGATGCCATCTCTATTCTGCCGGATGGGGATAGAAAGGGGTCGTTCTATCTCAGTAAGTATGTTGTTGCGATTAGCCTCGGTCTTTTTGATGCAGCGCTCAATTATTTATGGAACGAGACTATTGCTGCATTGAGAAGGCTTGTTGCGCGCACGGATCTTGAGTATTTTTATGATGCCGTTGAAAAGCGCCCCGATGTTCGAAAGAAATTGCAGACTGTGGATGATCTTCCGGAAATTGGCGAGGCATTGCTGATTGAAGGGTGCTATCGAATTGGGCTCCTTACGAACGTCAATCATGAGCGCCTGAAGCATGTTAACTTCATGCGAAATCATGCGAGTGCCGCGCATCCGAATCAAAACGAGATAAATGGCGCCGAGATGGTTGGCTGGCTCTCCAACTGCCTGCGGTATGCAATTACGGCTGAGCCCAGTCACGAGGTCGTCCAGGTTAAGAAGTTGCTGGAGCAACTCCGCGCGAATCCGATCCTCCCTGGTGATGCTCCTATAATCAAGAATGGAATCCTTCATCTCCCCAGAGAGCGCATTGATGATTTGTTGTGGACCCTGTTCGGGATCTACTGCGACATGAATCAGACGGCGCAAACCAGGGCCAATATTGAGCTGATCGCGAAGACTGTCTGGGGCGCGTCGGCGGAGGCCCGGAAGTATGAAGTCGGTATTCGGTATGCGTCTTTTGTTAAGCATGCTGAGAACGGCAAGAAAGCGCTCGCGCATCAGTTTCTTACTGCGACGGACGGTCTTGCGTATCGATCGGAAGATGTTCTTGTTGTCGAGTTGATCGACAAGCTTCGCACGCTGTATGGCGCTCATGTCGAGTATAATAATTTTTACAGTGAGCGCAGCCATGCTCGGTCGCTGGAACAGTCTCTTCCTCCCAATGGACAGGTGCCGGTTGCAGTTCGAAGTGAGTGGGTTAAGGTCATATGTGTTTGTTATTTTGGAAATGGCCTTGGGTACAAGGAGGGAGTCGACGAAGCTGCCGTGCCATATTATGTGGTCCACATTAAGAATTTCTCGGAGACTGAGGTTGTTGAATTTCTTCATCTTTTCGGCGATGCTCAGTTTGTCTCTGACCTTCACTTGCCAAAGCCCGATAAGCGTGCGCGCGATGTGGCGGCATTTCTGAAGGCGCGCACAAAGCATGTTCACGCTCTCTTGGCGCTCGATCAGATTGTTAATGCTGCACCCAAGATTCTTGGGAAGATACATAGCGCAACTGCGTTCCAGCAGGCCCTTGCTCAGCTCCCTCGGTGAGTTGCTGCTCGAAGCTCCCAAATGAGGATGGTGGGCAGTCAATTGGGGGCCGGGAGACGGCGCGGTAGATGCGCTCTCCGGTCAGCTCTGTGTGCAGAGAAATCTAGGTGCTTGGGAATGAGAGCAATTGCATTCGTGCCACAGGCAGAGGGGTGCTTCATGTCTGGAGTGTCTAGACTTGTGCTCCGAAGAAGGCCTCGGATCGGGTTTAGCGCGTGGCTGTCTTTGACTGCTCAGGCTTCGTGCCGAAACGGTATGATCAGCCTCGCCGTTGTGGTCCCCTCTCGGATGCGGAGGCGCACTGCAAGGGCCTCCCCGTCCTGTTTGACGTCCACCTGCACCAACTGCACGCCGGGCAGCCAGCGAGCGAGGGCGTCACGGACGTACACTCGTGCCAGTTCTGCCAGCACGGTGTCATTGCGCTGATGGCGAAGGCGCGAGAGGCCCGCGCCGAAGCTGGTGCGCCAGGGCAGCTCGCCGGTGGAGTGGGGCGTGGCGCCTTCCGTCAGCAGCACCTGCCGCACCTTCGAGGTGAGCAGCTCGGCCCCGGTGCCTGAGGCGAAGTCGCGCTTCTTGTCTCTGCGGAAGGGGACGAGGAGATTCTGGGGCGCTCGACTCATGACGTCCTCCTCACGGTATGGGGATGGCCGCGCGCACCTGCTGCAGCGTGCGGACGATGGCGTCGAGGGGCGCAAGGGCCTCTTCCAGCGCGCTTCCCTCGAGGCTGGAGAAGTCCGGCACCTGGGGGCCGCCCACCAGCCCCAGGAAGACGTTGAGGAGGGCCATGAGCTGGGAGAGGGCCGCCAAGGTCTTCCCGACGTTGACGGCCTCCTGCGCGACGTTGGCTTCCGCGCAGCCGGCCACCGCCAGGAGGCCCGCGTCCCCAAGCTGCGCGGCGCGTTGCCGGGCCCGCGCCACACTCGATAGGCGCAATTGCAGGTGCATGAGCTGGCCACGGGCATGGCCCAACTCGCCCAGGACGATGTCGATGACACCCACCACTGCGAGTGGCACCGAAAGCTGAGGGACGAGGCGAAGCAGCTTGGACACCTTCTCGGCCAGGTTCGGCAGGGCCGCGGCGATGGCGGTTGGGTCAGGCGGGGGGCCCAGCGCGTCAGGTATCGCTTTCACGACTTCGACGAGTGCCAGCACCGCGCCGATGATGTCGAAGAGAGGCGTGAGCGGCGCGAGTGCCGGCTGGACAGCCTGCAGGATCTGGTGGTGCTGCAAGGTGGCGCCGCCAGGCAGGGTGAGGGTAGGCGCCTCGGGAAGCGGGGGGATGTGGATGCAGATGGGCAGCGCCATGGGCTTCCTCAAATCGGCTCGGCGATGGGGCGCACGACGCGGCCGGCGATGGTGACCTGGGCTGCCTCCAGCGAGATGGCGCCCACCGCGCGCAGAGTGAGGGCGGTGGTGGCTTCCAAGGTAACGGTGTTCTCCTCTGCGTCGAAGGTGAGGCAGTCGCCCGTCTTCCGGTTGGTGAGCTTCAGCTTGCGGTGGCTCGCGGACTCATCGAGTTCGACGCGGAAGGTGGGCGTGGCGAGGACGCGGTTGTCGGGCGGAGACACCTGGGCTTCTTCGGGCACCTCGCTCTGACCGCCCGGCTTCCCCCAGTGCGCGCTGAGGTAGTAGGGGGCGTCGACGTCGCCCTGGTTGAAGAAGACAGCCACCTCGGCGCCCACGTGCGGCACCGCGAAGAAGCCAGTGTCCTTGGCGCCGCCCCCGGAGGTGCCGAGGGGCCAGGCCCAGGCGGACTCGGGCTCGAGGACGCCGGGGATGCACACGCGGACGCGGCCGAGCTGCGCCTCGTCGTCGCGGCTGGTGACGTAGCCCACGTACATGCCGAGGAGGCGTGTGTCGTGGGTGAGGATGTCGTCGTCGAAGGTGCTCATGGTGGGCTCGCTACCTGGGGAAACTCATTCCAGCTTCCGGGTCCTCGACACCGATGGGCTGCCCGTCACGGTGGTACTCGACGTACCGGGTGCCGGTGCGCTTCTCGAATGCCTCTACTTCCTTCAGCGCCCCCGTTGTCGAGGGGGCGGTGGTGTTGGACTGGCCGCCTTGGGGCTGGCCCTGCTTCTCGGCGCTGGCTTGCTGACGCCGTCCGGTGCCGTCACGCGACAGCTTCAACTCGCAGGTGTAGCCGGAGGAGGAGAGGACGTGCTTCGCCTCGGTGACGTAGTACCGGCCGGACAGGAAGCTGGAGATGCCGCGCACCTCCACGACGGACTTCGCGCGCAAGCTGGGGTTGCCCACCACCTGGAGGGACAGCTTCACGGTGCCGGCTTCCGCGCGCCGGAAGCGGGCCTCCGACTCGCGCTGGGCTTGGGCAGGTGTCGAAGCCGAGGTGGGCTGGACGCTGGTGGTGCTGTTGCGAAGCTGCAGCGACGTGGTGCCCGTGCGCTTGTCCACCACCTCGAGGTAGTCGGCGAGCGTGGTGCGCTCCACGGTGGCACTGCTCGCCTGGGCTTCGATGTTCGCCTTGGCCATGGCGTCCCGGCCACGCACGTCCACCTTGCCCACTCGGCGGCCCAGCTCCGACTCGACGTTGACCGAGAGGATGTCGCCCCTGCCTGAGTCGGCGTACCACCACAGCACATGGGTGGGCGCGGCGGCCTGGTTGCGCGGGCCGAAGGCGAGGCCCCTGTCGTCGACGTGGAACTGGAACTCCTCCCGCGCGGCCAGGCGCCGGAGGAACCTCGCGTCCGTCTCCCCGGCCTGGTGGATGGTGTCGAAGGACTCGCCGGTGTCCTCGACCTGGATGGAGTCCTCCTCATAGCCGTGCTCGGCGGCCACCTCGCGCACTACCTGGGCGCGCGTCTTGCCCTTCCAGGTGCGCGTCTTCGCTTCGCGGTGCATGAGGGCGCTGAGGGCCTGTCCCTCGACGGTGAGCACCTGAAAGCCCTTCAGCTTCTTCACCACCACTCGCCGCGGAGGCGCCATGAGCCCCGGGTAGCCCCAGGACACCTCCAGCACCGCGCCGCCCACCAGCTCCGCCCTGTCGAAGAGGGACAAGTCGAAGTTGTCCAACTGGAGGGACAGCTTGTCGGCCTTCGTCGCGGAGTCCTCGAAGGTGAGGCCGAGGACCCGACCCTCAAGCGAGAGGAGCTCGCCGCCGCGGGCCCTTTCGTGTGCCAGCAGCGTGAGGCGCACGCCAGGCGCGCTCCTGTCGAGGGGCCGCGTCACTCGCTGGCCCTCCGCCGCTGCTCGCTGAGGATGACGTCGGTGAGGACGCGCAGCGAGGGGATGTAGACGCGCCGCCCGGTCTCCAGCTCCAGCGTCGCGTCGATGATGGGCTCCGGCTGGAAGTCGGCGATGGCCCACCAGAAGCCGCAGGCGCGCGGGAGGGGCGCGAAGTAGCGGCCGGCCAGCCCCCAGAGGGAGTCGCCCTCGGCGACGAGGTGGACGCGCGTGTCCACGTGCGGCTGGAAGCCGTAGGGGACCCTCTCGGTGAGGAAGAGGTGGCCAGCCTCGTCCCGGAGGCCGAGGGAGAAGGAGTAGCGGCTGCCGGCGTGAGGGGCCACTACGGCACCTCCTGGCGGAGCTGCTCGGAGGTGACGCGCGTGTCCAACACCTCCTCGAAGGTGACGGTGGCGGTGTAGACGAGGACGCGGCCGTCGACGGCGAGCTGGCGGTACTGGAACTCCACGCTGGCGACGACGCACTCCACGGTGAGGACGCCGGGCCAGAGGACGAGGACGCGCGGTGGCGCCGTCGCCAGCACACCCTCGGTACCCGCCGGAGGCACGGTGAGCGCGCGCAAGAAGGCGCGGAACGCCATGATGTTGGACGTGTCGGCCTGCTGCGTGGCGAAGAAGGCGTCGAGGTAGAACTCCACGCCCGAGAGCTGCCGGTTGGAGGTGCCCTGAAACTGGAGCACTTGGTGGGAGAGTCCCGGCACCGTCAGGCGGTTCCAATTCACCTGGCACTTCTCGGTGAGCTGCGTGGGGTTGAAGAGGCACTCCATGGCCTCGCCGGTGAGGACATTCACCAGCACGCAGCGAGGAGGACGGGCGAGGCCAGCAGCGAAGGACACGCGGGGCCTGCCTTTCAGTAAGACGCCATGGGGGAGAAGCTGCGGGAGGCGGCGTCCCTCTCAGCGCGCGCCGTGGCCTGGGCAAGCACCTCTCCGTCCACCTGGACACTCACGAGGACGGGCGGCGCGGGAGGCGCGTCCGGCTGCGAGGAGAGCACCTCTGCCTGGGGCAGCGAGGCCTGGAGGGCGGCCACCGCCGGCATGGACGAGGACTCCAGGGGCCACTCCACCGGCGAGGTGGAGGCCGTGGAGGCGACGGGCGCCGGGGCCGAGCCGGGGGAGTCCTCGAGGCCGAAGGCGACGGACAAGTCCCGGTGGAGGGTGAGCCGGGCCGTCCGCAGCGCCTGCTGGAGGCCTGTGTCCTTGCCGAAGAGGCTCGCCACGGCGTCCACGACACCGAGGATGGCGCCCACCAACTCCAAGAGGACGCCGGAGATGGCGTCCACCACCCCGAAGACGATGAGCTTCAGGCCCGTCCACGCCTCGGCCCAGTTGCCGGTGAGGGCTCCGCTCAGCGTCAACACCACGCCCCAGAAGACGTCGACGATGCCGGAGAAGGCCGCCAGGGCCGCGTTGAGGATTCCCCCCACCACCGACACCACGAGGGAGACGGCGGACACCAGCACGCCCACGACGGTGGTGATGTTGCCGATGGCAAACCCGATGGCTTCCCCCATGAGCGTCCACCCACTGGTGCCCTGCTGCACAGCGGAGGTGGTGCCAAAAAGGCCCGAGAGTGCCCCGCCGAGGACGCGGCCCAGGTGCGCCAGGCTGCCCAGGAGGACGTCGACGCCGGCCTTCATGTAGCCCCACTGTCCCGCCAGGCCTTCCACCACCTCCGCGGCTGCCGTCATGCCGAGGACGACGAAGTCGAAGACGCGGGCGAGGGCGCGGCCCACCGTGGCCCCCGCGTCGCCGAAGGCGGCGAACTTCGCCGCTGCTGTGGCCGCGTCGTCCCTCTCGGAGAGGAAGCCCAGCGCTTCGCCCACCCGCCCTAGCGTCGCCTGGAAGGCCTCGAGGGTGGGGCGCGCGGCTTCGAGTCCGGAGGAGAAGCCGTCGGCGAGGCCCGAGAAGAAGCTGTGGATGCGATGGCCCCACAGGTAGAGGTTGATGAGGAAGTCCTTCAGGCCGGCGTTTTCAGCGCGGCCCAACTCCTCGCGCGCCGCGCCGGAGAAGCCTCCGTCCTCGAAGAGCTGGACGAGGCCGCGGAAGGCGAGCGTCACCTGCTCCTGCACACGCCGCGCGAAGTCGCCCAGGCCCCCGAGGTTGTGACGGAAGGCGTAGGCGAGGCCGGCCACGGCGACACCCAGGAGGACGACAGCGCCCACGGCTGGAAGCACCGTGGCCAGGAGGCCGCCCAGGGTGAGGCCCAGCACCTTGAGGCCCACCACCATCAGCGCCAGGCCCACCTTCGCAGCGATGACGGCGCCGACGAGAGTGAGCAGGGCACCAGCTCCGAGCGCGAAAGCTGCGAAGGCGCGCTTCACCGGGCCGGGCAACGCCTGGAAGACACCCAGCACCTGCTGCACCGCGCTGGCGACGAGGGTGACGAGAGGCTTCAAGACTTGGGAGAAGGGCTCCCCGAGGACGATGGCCAGCGTCTCCAGGTTGCCGGACAACAGCGTCTTCTGGCCCTCGAAGGTGTCCAGCATCTGCTCGCGGAACTTCGTGGCCGTGCCGCCCGCATTCTCGAACTCATCGCGCAGGTGCTTGAGGGCCGCGGCGCCGCGGACGACTTCGCCAGTGTCCTTGCGGATGCCGTTGCTGAACTGCGTGAGGATGGCATTCACACCGCCGAGTGCTTCGCGGCCGAAGGCCTTCAGGAGGAAGGCGCTGCGCTGCGCCGCCGTCATGCGCTCAAGGGCGGGGGACATTTCGTTGAGGATGCCGAGGAAGCTGAGGAAGTTGCCTTTGGAGTCGGTGACGGCGACGCCCAGGCCGCGCAGGTGCTTCTGCACCTGTGGATCCGCCATTCGCTCCATGGCGACGGCCACGGCGGTGGAGGCGCGCTCCACGCCGGGGACGACGTTCTTCACGAGGCCCAGGGCGATGAGCGTCTCGGGCAGGGATTGGTTGAGGGCCTGCGCACCACGCGCGGCGGTGCCGAGGGCCAGGGGGAGTTCATTGGCACTGAGGGCGAAGACGTTGACGGCCTGGAGCATCTGGTCGACGGAGAGGGCGGCCTTGTCGGTGGAGATGCCGAAGGCCTTCATCGCCTGGGAGGCCAAGCCTGCGGCGCCCTGGGGCGTCAGCTCCCCCAGCGAGCCACCGGCCAAATCCAGGACGGGCTCCAGCAGCTTCATCGCCTCAGCGGCGGTGAAGCCGGCCTGGGTGAGTTCGCGCAGGCCCAGCACGGACTCGGTGGGAGTGAACTGCGTGGCGAGGCTTGCCTTGATGGCCGCGTCACGTAGCTGCCCAAGCACCTCGGCCGAGGCGCCAGAGACAGCGGCCACGCCCGCCACGGCCTGCTCGAATTGGCCGGCGGTGTTGGCCAGGGACAACGACGCGCCAATGGTGACGGCGCCCGCCGAGAAGAGGGCCATGGCGACGCCGAGCCGCTGGAATGCGCCCTCGATGCGCGCGGTGCCCAACCCCACACGCCTGTCCAGGCGCGTGAAGTTGACCTCGAGCTGGGTGAAAACGCCGGAGGCCAAGTCTCTCGCGGTGAAGATGAAGCCCAGGCCGAGGTTGTTGAGCACGCGCTACCTCCGCTTCGCGGACTTCTCCAAGGCCTTCGCCTCGCGACTGCGTTGCTGGCCGATGCGCTCAAGGAGCCAGTCCCTGTCCGAGGTGGGCAGCTCCAAGGCGTCACCGAGAGGAACTGCGAGGCCGCTGCCGCCGTGCTGGTGCCAGCACAACTGGAAGAGGCCCTCGCGCCACGTCTCCAGCGTCACGCCGGGGAAGAGGTGGAGCGCTCCCGGCGCCTCGTCGTCCGCTGCTTCCCCGGAAGGAAGAAGCCCCGGTCGAAAGGGAGCTCCACCTCCTGGCGCATGAAGCACTCGGGGCACTCGACCTCGAGCGTCGTATCCACGCCGCAGTCGACGGCGTCAAACTCGTCAACGAGGAAGTCCGCGTCGCGCAGGCTCAAGTCCTCGAGGAAGCGGCGCTTGTCGCGCGCATCCACACCGTCGACGTCCAGCACCCGGTAGGCGAGGACGGAGGACAGCAGCTTCTCGGGCGCCGCGCGCTGGAGCTGCGGCAGCCGCCGCTCATCCTCACCCGTCAGAAGCTTGAAGCGCACGCGCTTGCTGGCGTCGGGCAGGCTCGTCTCGAAGCGGTTGCCGGCCATGAAGGCCGCGCGGCTGGCGTCCGAGAGGACGCGCACCGGCAGCTGCGTCAAATCCAGCTCCCAGTCGATGCGGGCGCGGCAGGCGGCATTCTGGCATGGGACGGCGAAGACGTACTCGGGGCCGTAGGTGAGGACGCGCACCTGGAGGAGTGCGTAGAATCGGTCCCCCTGCAGCACCTGGCCCCAGTCCACCTTCCCGTCGGCGAAGGCGTAGGGGCCTGCCTCCAGCATCTCCTCCCAGCACGCAGAGAGCAGCTCATCCACTTGGCCGCCGCTCTTCGCCAGCTTCCTGTCCGCGAGGACGCGCTCCTCCCGCACTCGCATGCCGCGAACGCGGCCCGTCAGCCCCGAGGGGCACGAAATGGTGTCCGCCATGTCCTTCCTCCGGGAAAGACAAAGCCTTCGGGATATGGATCGGGGACACGCGCTTCGCAATATAGGTAGAAGGTGCGATAGTTGATCGAATGAGATCTCCTATTGCAGTTATTCCCCCCGTCTGGGCGCTGGCTCGTAGATGGGGTGCGGTTGCTCTGTCGATCTGGACGGATAGACGGAGTTGGAATCTTGAGGCGCGGCGCTTTCCACCCCACTCTGGTGTGTCAATCCCTGCGATCGCACATGCTCCTTTGGTCCGTCTGCTCCTTGAGGCTGGGATTGCGCTTACTCCCCCGCAGTCCATCTTCTCGCCTGCAGCATCATTCGCGATACTGCGCTACGCCGAGGCATTTGCATCGCGCTCTCAGAAGTTACGCTTGGTTGCGAGCGCAAGAGACTGGGATCCTCGCTTGACGACCATTCTTGCAGAGGAGATCGGTGTCGGAGTTGCAGTGCATCTCGCACGCACCTTTCTTGATGTGGTTCATGTTGCGGACGTAGCACCCTTGCTCCAGGCTGGTGACTTGGCATTCACAACTCCGCCCGTATCGCCAATGTCCCCTGAGGCTCGGCCCGACTACTTGGGAGTTCTCAAGTCCGGAGAGTGCATCCTATTTGAGGCGAAGGGTGCTGTTGGAACTGCGGGTCGATTGAAGAAGCCGCTTGAGAAGGCCGAGATCCAGGTCGACAATGTGCAATTCGTTAAGCACTCTCCTCGCACAGTCAACGGGCAGCCTTGTGGTGATCGAATTGTGATGGGTACACACTTTTGTGTTGATGGGGCCCATGCTAAGTCAGAAACAACAACCATTCTGATCGACCCGCCCGGAAGGGGACGAGTTGGTGATGACTTCCCACCTAGCGATCTTCCGTTGCGTGTGGCGTATGCCAAGGCGTTCAATTTTGGAGAGAGACCGTTGGTTGCGGACGCGCTTGTTCGTCGGGTTGACCTTTCTGGAGTATTTGGGGCTCCGGAGTTTGAGGTGAACGGGTTGTCGGTTCGAGCGGTTGGGCCATTCTTATGGGGCGGGGTGCTTGTAATTGATGCAAGGCTCGCTGCGATCCTTGAGCAGGGCGCACGGGGAAATCTCAGTGCTGCTGTTGCAGAGAGGACGAATCGCCTCCAGGAGGAGCTCAGCACTCTGGAGGAGACGCCCTATTTTGTGATGCTCAATAATGGCATTGGCGTGCTGTTGGATGGTTGAGCTGATCTGAAAGTGAAAGCTAAAACGTCAGCTCGAAGAAGTCGTAGGTGAGCGTGACGGACTCGATGACGTTCTCGTCGGACTCGTTGTCCCACTCGCCCGCGACGAACTTCACCGGCCAGACGCGGGAGAGGCTCCACCGACGCAGCGTGGTGCCGTCCCTGTCTTGCTGGACGATGTCGAGGTTGCGCTTGTAGAGCGCATCGGGCAGCCCCAGTCCGCTCGTGGTGTGCACGACGTCTTGGAACCAGTCGAACAGTTCGTGATCCTGCGTGGCGCCGCGCTCGAGGGTGACGTCGGAGAACGTGAGGCGCCCCGGGGACTTGTTGGGGATGAGGCTGCCACCCTCGAAGTATTGGACGTTGGCGACCTCGACGGACAACTCGCTGCACTTCTGGAAACCGGAGTGCCCGAGGCCGTCAGCCTCACAGAGGAACTTGAAGCGCTTATGGAAGCTGCGCGGCTGTCCGATGATGGCCATGGCCAGTCTCCTTAGAGGCCCGCCGAGGCCAGCTCGGCTTCGAGGGCGCGGGTGTCCTGGGCGATGCGCAGGACGATGAACTCGGCCGGCTTGTTGGTGGCGAGCCCGATGCGCGCCACCAGTTTGCCGGCGAAGACCACGGACGGCGGATTGAGCGCGTCCGAGACGTCAACGAAGAAGGCCTTGGCGGGCTCCTGGCTGCGGAAGGCGCCGTTCTTCATCTGCGCGAGGAGGAAGGCGGCAATGGAGCGCCGCACCTGGGCGCGCAGCCCCTCGGTGTTGTTGCGGTGCCGGGCGAATTGCAGCCCCGACTTGAGGCTGCGCTCGATGAAGGACACCCCGCGCCGCTCGGCGACGTAGGGGAAGTTCCCGCTGGCCTTCAGCGTGCGGCTGCCGTCGATGAATCGCGGCAGGCCGGGGCCGGTGGTGAGCGGATTGATGCGGCGGGGGTAGACGATGTCCCGCTTCTTCTCTTCGAGGCACTCCTTGGACTCGAAGCCCAGGACGCCGAACATGCGCCCGGCCTCGATGCCCGCGGGCGCTTCATACACACCCCCGGAGCGCGCCCCGTCGTTGCGTGCGAAGACACCGGCGATGATGCCGGAGGGCGGGACGACGAGCTGCTCCACGTTGCCGAAGACGCCGCGGGCGGGGTTGAGCACCTTGACGCGGGGCCAGTAGAGGGCCGCGTGCTCAGAGAGCCCTTCGAGGGCGGCCTCCTGCGAGACGTAGGACACGATGTCCGTGGCGCTGTAGCCCGCGGGTGAGTCGAGGACGGCGAAGACGAGGCCGTCGCGCGCCACCTCGCAGTAGCGCACCATGGCGTTGTGGACGGCGGGCGTCGCCCGGCCGGGCACCAGGAGCACCGTGAGGTCCTGCACGGCGTCGAGCGCGTAAAAGACCACTCCGGCCAGCCTCGGAGCCGATGAAGTCCGTGTCGTCCAGGCCGACGAGGCCGTCCGCACCACCCGAGAGGGCCACCGTCTGTACGTCCGGAATCGCGTCCGGTTGCACCATGAAGGCCCGGACGTAGGTGGAGCCGGTGCGCTCGTCATTGAGGACGCGCTCGACATAGCGTGCGTCGCCCTGGGCCGAGGAGAGGTTGGGGAAGGACTCGCGGTAGGCGCCGTCCTCGAGGACGAGGACGTCGAAGGTGTCGGGAGCGCCATTCGTCTGGGGCCGCACCTCCACCTCGAGGCGGTTGGCGTAGGCGCCTGCATCCCTGGCCTCCAGGTGGAGGACGTCGGTGGCGCCGGAGGCGTCGCCCGTGTGCAGGAGCGCGTCGAGTCCGAGTCCGAAGCCCGCGTCTCCCTGCACTCGCAAGGAGGCACCAGGCCCCGTGGACTGGGTGAGCAACTGCAGGGCCCCCAGGGAGGAGGGGGCCACACGGACGCCCGCCACCGCCGCCTCCACGAGGGCGCGCACCTCGGCCAGCTCGACGGCGCGCAGGCTCTGGACGTTGCCGCTCCCCACCTGCGGGCCGCCCGCGAAGCCGAAGACGGTGTTGGCCACCGCGTCGCCCACTTCCAGGCGGCTGGAGGCGCCCTGGGTGTCGCTGGCGATTCTCAGCACACCGGCCTCCACGGTGGCGCGTCCGCCGACGAGTCCCGCGTTGAGGACGGCGGCCACCTCCTGGGCAGTGGCCTGGGTGATGTCGCCGAAGTCCTCCTCGCTGAAGGGGATGAAGACGTCCCGGCCATCGTCGACGCGCACCCGGAGCGACTGCCCGGCGGTGAGGGTGTAGGGGCTGGGGCGGCCCGCGGAGACGGACGCCGCGGTGCCGGAGAAGACGACGTCCACCGCCTCGGCGCCGTTGGCGGACACCTCCAGGCGCTGGCCGTCGGCTAGGGTGAAGGGGGGACGCAAGGTGCCGCGCACGACGGCGGGCGTGGGCCCGCCGCCCGTGGTGAGGGCCGCCGCAGCAGGCGTGGCCGTGTGCGACTCGGGGTTGGAGGCGTCCTCGTAGTGGGCGGTGCGGACCGCCCACAAGTGAGTCCCTCCGTTCTCGAAGAAGCCCATGGCGGCGAGAGCCAAGTCCGAGTCCGGCGTGAAGCCGCCGAAGGTGGACTGGTACTCCTCGAAGGAGGTGCACAGCACCGCCTGGCCGATGGGGCCGCGCTCCGCCAGGCCCACGGCGCCGGCCACGGAGGTGGGCGCCGAGGGAATGCCACGGACGCGCGGCTCCTCCTCCTCCACGACGATTTTCGACGACAGCAACTCACGACTCATGAGGCACCTCGCTTCTTGCGGGACGCGCGCGCCGACACCTCCGGCGCGGCAGAGGGTGGCGACGACGGCGGGGCCGTGGGGGCTTGCCGCTTCAGGGCGACGTCGCCCCGGCGAATGGCAGCCGCCACCGCGGGCGCGGAGAGCGCGGCCTCGGGCACGTCCTCCAGCGACACACCCGAGGCCAGGGTGAGAGAGGAGGGCAGGCGCCGGCCGCCACGGCCTGGTTGCACGCTGCAGGCACACTCGCCGCGGGCGACGCAGTACGACTCATGGGGCAGGAGGAAGGTGACGAGCCTGCCCAGGGCATTGGTGAGGGTGATGCTCATGAGGTGCCTCCGGAGAGAGAGTCCGTGTCGAGGTGAGTGCCGGCGACGGCCTTTCCGATGTCGAGGGGCAGGCCCTCGTCCACGTCGAAACCGCGCACGAGGAATCCCCAGGTGAAGGCGCGCACGTCGTCGCGGCTGCCGAGCTGCGTGCGCGCCTCGCCGTCCGCGTCCATTTCCCAGCGGACGGTGCCGCGCGAGGCGTCCTCCGTGTCCCGCGCCATGGAGAGCCAGCGGTTGCGGTTGAGGAAGGTGGCCACGGCAGCCATGAGGTTGAAGAGTTCGGCGGTGCGCTCGGAGGCCACCGTGAGGGTGAAGGCCAGGTCCACCGTGTACGCGGGGCGCCTGCGCACCAGCTCCGCACCGGAGGGGCCCTGCACGACGTCCTCGTGCAACACGTTGGTGGAGTAGCGACGACTCTCGCGCAGCATGGGGCCTGACAGCACCACCGAGGGCAGCGCGGCCATGGCGATGACGTTGAGGCCGTCGGCCACCGTGTCGTCGTAGTCGACGGAGACGCTGGCGCTGACGTTGGCCACCACCTGGCGCTTCAGCTCGCGCAGCAGCGTGCGCACGAGGCGGGTGAGGTCCGCTTCCTTCGCGACGCGTGGGCGCAGGTAGCGGTACGCCCCCGGAAGGGCAGCGGCCTCGCCTGGAATGGGGCATCCGTCCGCGGAGAGGTTGAGCAACTCCGCGTCGGCGGTGCCCACCTCGTGGGCCGGCGTCCGCACGTCCACATAGGCAGCGCCTGCCTCTTCACGGACGGCGAGCACCTCTGCGTGCAGTCCGCCCAGGCGCACGGCGACCTGCGCGGCGAAGCCAGTGCCGGCGAGGCGGAGAATGTCGCCGCCGCTGGTGGGCCCCGACGAGGGCGTCACGGAGGTGAGGGAGGGGACGGCCATTACCCGGGCCCTCCGAGGCCCAGCTCCTTCGCGACGCGCGCGAGGAAGCGGCGGCTGGCGCCCTGTCGAAAGCGTGCGAAGGCCGGCCGCAAGAAGGGCCGCGCGGGCGTCTGCGTCACAACCACTCCGCGCCCCCTGCCGCTGCTACGCGACTGGCCGGCCAGGCCGGCCTGGCGCAGCAGCGCGAAGAGGTAGCGCCGCATCTTCGGCGTCATGGGGATGATGACGGGTGGGCCCCCGTACTCCTGGAGCTGCGCCACGTCGACGAGGGACTCGCCGTCCGGGCTCTTCGCCGAGCGCGAGACGCCAATGAATGCCTCGTCGCCCTCCAGGACGACGGAGATGGAGTTGCGTAGCGCGCCTGAGGCGAGGAGGGCCTTTGTCCCGTTGAAGCCGGCCATTTGCCGCGCTGCCAGGGTGAGGGGAGAGAGCGGGCGGAGCGGCTCTCCACCCGGTGCCTGCTGGGTGAGGCCCTGCACCACCTCCTTGCGCAGGGCGTGCGCCTCCTGGCGCAGCGCCGTCTGGAGCGCACCCTCAAGGCGTGACGAGCCCGCCGCCAGCAGTTGGCGGGCCCGTTCCCAGTCCCCGGTGCGCGAGACGGCCATGGACGCCTCAGCCCTGCTTGGCCCGCAGGTGGGGGACGTGCGAGTTGAGCCACTCCAGGGCCACGTTCGTGGCTTCACTCACCACCGCGCCGTGGCGGACGGACACCGAGGTGAGGGCCAGGGTGTGCGCGGCGACTTCGACGTCCTCCGGTCGGCAGCCGTAGTGCTTGAGGCCCTCGGCGATGGGGCGCACGGCGGGCAGGGTGCCGTAGCGCCAGTAGTGCAGCTCCAGGTTGCAGGTGTACGCCTCGGCCTCGTAGCGGGCGCGCGAGGAGGCGCTGGTGAGGTAGGCCAGCTCGTAGCTGGGGCCCTCCTCGTCGTGCTGGACGACGTGCTGGTGCTCGTGGACGCACACCACCACCTGGGCCCACAAGTCCCAGTTCCCCTTCGGCACGCCCACCTCGAAGGGCAGGTAGAGGGTGCGGCCCACGGTGGTGGCGTACTTCTCCAGGAAGCGCTGCCTGTCGAGGATGCCCATGCGCTGCAGCGCCTCGGCCGCCAACTGCATCTCGAGGGAGTCGGCCTTGTTGGCCGTCTTGGTGCGCAGGCGCGACTGCATGTGCTGGTAGAAGGCCCACACCTCGGCGGGTTGAATCTCGCCGCGCTGGAAGAGGGTGCCCACGCCGGGGAGGGACTGGAGGTAGCCCTTCACAGAGCACCCCCTTCCTCGACACCCGCGTCGACGGTGCCGGCGTCCACAGTGGTGGGCAGGCACGTGTGGCCGGTGACGCCCTCCTCGTTGACGTAGGCGCAGGTGAAGGCGGCGTTGCTGTGCTCGCTGACGGCGTCGCAGTCGGCGAGCACCTGCCAGTTGCCGTCGCCGTTGCAGATTTCGGCGACATTGCCGGCGCAGCGCGTGGACACCGGCGCGCAGCCGTCCGGCGCGCGGCAGCGGGTGAGGAGGGCGGTGGCGAGAAGAGAGGTGAGTAGCAGTGCTTTCATGCGAGTCCTCGGGCTTGGGGCCTGTCGTTGAAGGTGACGAGAAGGAGGTTTCTGCGAGGCCTCCGGCGGTGGAGTCCGAAGCCCGTGGGGCGCGCCTCCGTGACGTACAGCCCGGGAGGCGTCCTCACGGCCTGCACGAGTGCGCCCATGACGTCGTAGAGGGCCCCCAGCCTGTCGCTGGGGCGGATGAGGGCGTCACCCGTGGCCGCGTCGACGAGGCCGAGGCGCTCCAAGTCGCGGAAGTGGAAGACGAGTTCGAAGCTCGTCCTGGGGCTGTTGCCGGAAGGGGCCATGCGCAATGACTCAAAGGCATCCGGCTCCACCTGGCAGGGGACACGCACGGGCGGAAATTCGCGACGGAAGGCTTCGGCCAGGCCGTCGTCGTCCGCATCCACCAGCACCGGCTCGCGAAAGTCCGCGTCGTACCCGCTGGCATGGGGGCCCGGACCGGGGCCCGCCATGGCGGTGGTGTCCAGGCGGTGCAGCTCCGCGAGGAAGGGGAAGATGAGCCTGCCCCTCATCAGGCCGCCCCGGGCAAGGAGGGCTTCACGTAGGGGGCGAGGAGGGTGTCCACCTCCGGCTCTCCGGTGAGAGGCCGCACGGAGGGGCGGACACTGTCGAGGCGGTAGCTCTGCTCGCGCGTCCTCTCTTCCACCACGCGCCAGCGCGTGCGCTCCTCCAACGAGTCTTCGTCCGCCAAGGGCGAGAGGCTGCGCAGGACGAGGAGCATGCACGCGCGGCGGATGGCGAGCGGCGTGCGCCCCTCCGGCGTCCCGTCCGCCTCGGTGTAGCCCCAGCGTGCGCCCACCGTGACGTTGCCCTCGCCGCGCGGGAAGACGCGCCCGTGGCGAAAGGTGAGGCGGGGCCCATCAAAGCCCGGGCCCACCGGAGCACCCACCACGACCAGGTGCTCCCGCGAGAAGGACACGTCCGCCCCGTGGAGTGCCAGGCGGTAGAGGCGAATGGGTGGCACCGGCAGCCAGAGGGACGGAGTGCCGCGCCCGTCGAGTTGCAACGTCGCCGAGCGCGGCTCGAAGTGCCACCCCGTCACCTTGTCGATGGTGCGCGTCGCCTCCTCGAGAAGGAAGGCCAGGCGGGTGTCGCCCGCCATGGCCGGTGTGACGCCCTCGGCGCGCATGTCGGCCACCGTGGCGTACACGTCAGTCCTTCTCCCGCTTGGCGCGGCGCGTGTCCTTCTCCTCGCTGGCCTTCGGCAGGTCCTCCGTCGTCAGCGTGCCGGCGGGCCGTGCCGCACTCAGCTTCAGCTCGTCGCTGGCGCTGCGCTTCACGCGGGCCTCGTCGGCCTCGGTGGCATCGAGGGACTTCGCCTCGGCCTCCGTGCACACGTCGAAGGCGAGCGGCGAGTAGGTGTCACCGGGCAGTTGGTGCACGGCGCGCAGGTAGTCCGCCACCGGCTTCTCTACTCGGTACCAGCCGCGCTCCTCCTGGAACTTGATGCCGGCATACGTGTAGCGCCTCAGCACGTGGCCGCGGCGCGCGTCGTAGGCCTTGAGTCGGACGAGATAGGAGTTGTCCATGGTGAGCCTCACAACTGCACGTTGATGGCCTTGGCCGTGCCGGACTCCTCGGCGAACTTCGCGTCGAAGCGCAGCGTGGCCACCACCTTCAGCGTGCCCTCGGAGATGTCGCGCGCCGACTCGATGCGAATCTGCCGCCAGATGCCGACGTGGATGTTCTTGGGATTGGTCAGCAACACCGCCGTGCGGTCATTCGTCGCACCGAGGTTCTCCGGCCAGAGGGGGATGGGCCGCACCGGAACGCCCGAGTAGAGGACCGGCGCATCGCCCTCGAGGAACTTGTCGCCGACCGCCGTGGCCCGCTCCGCGAGCGAGTTCCGGTAGTCCAGGTCCGCGTCTACCGAGGTAAGAGGAACCCCATGCTGCTCTTGTCGCGGAGGTGCTCCGACGGCAGCGACTTGAGCAGGTCGCCGAGGACGTCCTTGCTGATGGGCGCGCCGGCCGCGTCGACGACGTTGCTGGTGGCCTGCTTCAGCACGCCATCCATCGTGGCGAGGAAGGGGTCCGCCGAGGCCGTGTCCCCGTTGACGAGGATCTCCTCCATGTCGCGGCTGATGGCATCCGCGAGCATCTCCATGAGCGTCTGCCGCAGCTCGCCGCGCTCGATGCTGTCTTCGAGCACTTCGTCGGAGAGGCGCACCTCGCCCTTGAAGAGCTTCGCGTCCAGCTCCACCTGGGAGAGGTCCGGCTTCACGCGCTGGGCGGCGGGGACGGCGGTGGCCTCCTGGCCCGGGCGGAGGATGCGGCTGCCGAACTTCAGCTTGGAGAACTGCTGCTTGGGGGCCGCCATCGGGATGACGGTGCACTGCTGCAGCAGGACGGACTGCTTGATGAGCAGGCGCAAGAACTTCTGCGCCTGGGCGGGCTGGAGGATGCCGCCGCCGGCCGTGAGGTCGGCGAGGGCCAGGTCCGCCTTGGCCAAGAGGGTGCTGTTGTCGATACGACTCATGGGGATTCCTTCGGCGTTGAGGCTTCCTGGTGGCGGGTGGGGACGTCAGACGTCGTGGAAGGAGAGGGCCTTGTCGACGCTCTCCCGGTTGAGGGGCTTGTTCATGTCGAGGGGCCAGCCGACGTCCTCGACGGCGGGCTTGGGCGGGCGCTCCGCGGGGGCGCTGCTGTTGGGCAGGCCGAACTGCTTCTCCACGCGCCCCAGTCGCTGGTGCTGCTCCTTCACGGAGCCCTCCAGCGCGCGGACGGCGTCGGTGAGCTTCGTCAGGCCTTCCATGACGCCGGAGGCGTCGGAGCTCGGCGCGGGCGGAGCCGGCTGCGGAGGCGGCGCGGGGTTGGCGGCCTTGGCGCGCGCCTCGACGTCCTCCTCGTCCTCGGAGTCGTCTTCGTCCTCTTCCAGGGCGTCGGCGAGCGCGCGCAGGTGCTGGGCCACCTCCACCACGCGCACGCCGTCGATGCCGTCCGTGGAGGTCAACGCCTCGACGAGTGCCGTCACCGCTTCGAGGGCCTGTTGGGCAGCGGCGAGGACTGCGTCATTGGCCTTGGAGGTGTCCGAGGCGGTGCGGTTGTCGCCCTCGGCCTGCGAGGTGTCCTGGGGAGCGTCGTGCATGGTGTCTCCGTCTCGCTTCACCAAGAGGAAGCGGTGCTTGTTGGCGGCCCTGTCCACGAGGGACACCTCCTCCACCACCATGTCGACGAGGCGGTGGACGGAGGCGGGGCCTTGGGTGGTGCTCGTCATGTGGCCTCCGGCTGGGAGTCAGCGGCAGGTGTGTCGGAAGGGGGCGGATCGGTGGCGGGGGAGGCCTCGGGGAGACGGCGCGCGGTGCCGCCAATGCTGAAGCCCGTCAGTTGCCCGTCCTTCACACGCCCCCAGAGCTCGTCGGAGAGGACGCGCACCGCGAGCAGCCAGGTGCCCTTGCGTACCGGCACCTCGCCCAGGTTGAAGTCGACGGGCGCCAGGTAGCTCTCCAACACCTTGACGTGCCCGTTGACGCGCATCTGGTGCATGAGGCCCAGGCCGCCGAACTCCTCCATGAAGCGGTGCGCGGCCTGGCGAATCTCCGCGGCGGAGTAGATGTCGCCCTGCGCGTCCACCGTCTCCGGCTCCAGGACGACACCCAGGACGTACCGCTCGTCGTCGGGCTCGACGCCCTTGAGGAGGGACGTCGTGGTGGCGAAGGGAGCGGTGCCGGGCGGCTCCTCCGGCTTCCAGTCGTCCACGGCGAAGTGGCCGTCACCTTCCAGCGCCTTCGCGGCGGGCTGGTAGTTGCTGACGAGGAGCTGCGTCAGCACGGAGGAGCCGCCCACGCCGCGCATGGCGGCAATGGTGCGAGGGGTGCGGATCCGCTTCACGAGGAAGCCGGAGCCCTTCAGCATCCCGGGCAACTTCCCCCGGATGCCATACGTCATGAGCCAGCGGCCCTTGAGCGACTTGAGGACGCCGTAGAAGCGCTCCTCGTCGAAGTCACCCTCGCCGACGTCGACGTTGTAGCCAGGGTACGGAGGGTCGAGAAAGAGGACGGTGTCCTTCCCGTCGTACTTGCGGACCACCTTCTCGTAGTCGCCGCCGTACACCTTCACGCGCTTGAGGCGCGGGGCGAACTGCTCGATGCGCGCGAGCGTCTTCGCCTCGACGCCCATGCCGTTGGGGCTGAAGCTGCGCCCGCGCAGTTTTCCGTAGGAAAAGTGCGTCAGGTAGAGGAAGCGGTGCAGGCGCGCCACGTCGCCCTGGGGCTTGGCGTCGAAGAGGTTCTTGAACGTCTTCTCGTCGCCCACCCACGGCAGCTTCTTGAGCTTGGCCAGGTTCGCGGGCGTCAGCTTCTGGATGAGCCGATACGCGTCGGCGATTTCGGTGTCCGCGTCGTTGATGGCCTCGACGTCCGAGGGCGCTTTCTCGAAGAGGACGGCGGCGCTGCCGGCGAAGGGCTCCACGTACGTCTTGTGCGCGGGCAGCATGGCCACCAGGCGCTTCGCCAGGCGCTTCTTGCCTGCGGGGGAGCCCCAGATGGTCTTCTCCACCGGCTCACCGCGCTGGAGGGACTCCAGGACGTGACGGGCACGAGCGAGGGCCTTCGTGAGGGGGTTACCCATCGCGCAGTCCCTCCGGGTCGAAGCCCCACGCCAGCTCTCCCGAGGTGGGGAGGTTGAGGTCGCGAGGCCAGACGACGGACGTCGCCTCGGCCTTGGCCGTGGAGGTCGACTCCTGCGTCGTCGCGTTGCCCTCCGGCGTCGGAGGTGAGGTGGGGGTAGGTGTCGAGGTGGCCTGCATGGCGTTTCGTCTCCGGAAGAGACAAAGGCCTGCGGCGCGAAATCGGGGACATCACTTAAGTGACGGCGAGCGTCGTGGTGCGGCAGAGGCCGTGGTACGGCGGGAAGCCCACGCCAGCGTCCGCGAGCTGCCTGTCCGAAGCGAGGGAGCGAAACTCGCCGACGTCGTCGCGGGTGCCGGCGGCCGAACGGAGCACTTCGGCCAGGCGCGTCTCCTGGCCTCCTCGGTTGACGTAGAGGAGCGCGCGCCCCGTGTCCGCGTCGAGGCGTTCGCGCACCCAGGGCAACTCCTGCTTCACATCCTCCGGGCGCTCGAGGGACTCCAGTCGCTCGAAGCGCTGGAGAGCCTCGCCCACTGAGAACGTCTTCCCGTGGAGGAAGCGGCACACCTGGGTGGTGGCCTCGTCGAGGACGGCCTCGATGCGGTAGCGGCGGATGCCGGCCTCGGCGTAGCTGCTCACCTGGGCGAAGGAGCGCCCCTGACCAATGAAGTGGCTCGCCACCACCTCCCAGTAGAAGGGGGCTCGCTCGATGAGCGCGCCGCGCGCGGCCCTCTCCAAGGACTCGGCGATGTCGCTTCGCGCAAGGCCTGCCTCCAGCCCCTCGGCCACGAGCCGTCGAGCCTCCTGGCCGAAGGCGTCCAGCCGGCGCCCGTACTCGTCCCGCACGAAGTTGCCCTGGGTTCGGACGATGTGTTGGGCCACGCGTCTGTCGACGGCGTTGAAGCGGGCGGCGAGGGCGAGGCCCTGCTCTCTCCGGGCGTGGCTGCGGGTGGATGCCACCACCTCCTCGGCTGCGTCGCCGAGGGGCGCCTGGATGCGGGCAGGGATGAGGGCTGTCCGCCGGCCCGCGGCCTCCAGCGACTGGGCGACGAGGCGCCTGCGCTGGGCCGCCGTCGTCTTCCTCCAGTCCACGTCGAGGACGGCCACCGCCTCTCGCATGGCATCCACGTCCGCGCGCCCGACGGCGCGGCGAAGGCGCGCGGCAAGCAGGGCCACGGCGCGGTCCATGCCGGCGGCGGTGCCGACGTCCAGCGCCTTGGCCACCGGCAGCCGCAGGACGTCCCCCAGCAGGGTTTCCGCCACCGCCCGCGCCTCGTGCAGGAGGAGGAGGCTGTCAGCGGGGGCCGTGCACATGGGGGGGCTCCTGCGTCACCAGCTCCACGGAGCTGCGGCGCCTGGCGCGCACCTCGACGCCAGCCGGAGCGGGGGAGAAGACGACGTCGTGACTGGCCGCACACCTGTCACACAGCGCGAAGACGAGGAGGCCGTTGCGCCAGAGTGTCGTCGTCTCCTCGATGGGACTGCGCCTTCGGCACATGCGGCACTCCAGGACTCCTCGCTCGGCGTCGGCCTGGGCCTGGAGCACCCACGCGCGCTGAAGCTGCTCAGGCGTCATGTGAGTTGCCCCGAGAACCAGGTGTCGAACTCCTCGCTGGGGACGGGGACGTGCTCGGTGTCCATGTACCGGCGGGCCAGCGCCAGGCGTCCTTGGGCCAGGCGCTCCTCCTCGGCCCGAAGCTCTTCTCGCAGCCCCAAGAGGCGCTTGGCCTCGCCCAGCAGCGAGCCCTTGTCCTTCTGGGACTTCAAGTCTTCGACGCCCGTCTGAATGCCCGCCAGCGTGAGGGTGATGGGGCGCTTCACCCAGTCGTCCCCAATCTTCCGGAACTCGCGGTGGAAGATGTCGCCGGCCAGGTGGCGGCCCTCCTCGGGAGTCAGCACACCCACGCGCACCAGGCGCTCCACCATCTCCGTCATGCGCTCCGGGTCTCGGGTAGCAGTCGTCTGGCTGCGGAAGCGCCAGAAACGCACGCCCATGTCCGCGAGCACCTTCCGATTCAGCAAGAAGTCGAACTCGTCTCGCTCAGGCTGAAACACCTGGTCCTCCGCGAAGCGCAGCTGCGCTTCAGCCACGGAGCGATTGAAGTCCCGGCCGTCTCCGCGCAGCAGCGGCGGCAGGCGGAAAGCGCTGCCCACCTTGTCGATGTTGCGCTGGTCGTACTGTTGGAAGAGCGCGTCCTGCTGCTGGGCGTCCGTCAGGGGGCGCAGCTCAATCTTCGCGCGTCCTCCGTCGCCGGTGCCGCCGCCGTCCGCCTCGAGGATGAGAATCTTGTGGAAGTTGGCCTTGCCCTTGAGGTTCTCCTCGATGAAGCGCTCGATTCTCGGGACCGAGGCGTCAGAGAGCCTTCCGCCCGAGACGAGCAGCGCCAGAGGGGGAACGCTTTTGTTATTGAAGTAGAGGTAGTTGACCTCCTCCATCTGCCGAGAGCCGAGGACGGACAGCAGGGTGCCCACCCAGCGGGGAATGCCGTAGGGCGAGCGCGGCGAGTGGATGGCGAAGTGGATGAGCTCCGTGGCGGGGCCGTCCGAGGCGTCCGCTGCCTTGAGGGCGGTGACGTCCCGGAAGACGCGGCCGGTGAGGCGGGAGATGACGCGCGAGTCCCCGAAGGCTTTGAAGTACACCCGCTCGCTGCCCTGCACCTGGAGGTAGCGGCGCAGGCGCCGACGGGTGGTGACGGTGTCGGAGCTGACGGCGGAGATGCGCACGCGCTCGCGCACCTCGACGGCCTCCTTGTCCAAGGGGAGGAGTCGCACCGTGTACGAGGGGACGTAGACGAAGCGGGCGATGTCGCCCTTGCCGTCGCGCAGCACCTCCCAATAGGCGTTGCCCGTCACCTCTACGTCGTGCCGGGTGCGGCGGCGCAGCTCGACAAAGCTTCCGTCGAAGCAGCAGAAGTCGAAAAAGGACTCCAGGCGGGCCTTCTCGACGCGGGCCTGCTGGCGCACCTCCTCTGCGTGGGTGGTGACTTCCTCGTCCGTTGGGCGCAGGGGCGTCCCTGGTGGCAGCGTGCCCGCGTCACGCGCGGCCAGGCGCTCCAAGGCCATGGCGTCGGCCACCTTCTCCCGGGCCCCGTCGGCGTCGAAGTCGATGGCGGGCTCGAAGCGGTACCCGAAGCCGTCGATGTTCGTCGCGTAGGCGTCGACGTTCTGGCGAAGGGAGTTGGAGTGCTCAACGAGGAGGCAGAGGGCATCCGGCTCATACGGGGGTTGGAGGGCACCGGCCTCGCTGAAGGCCAAGGCGTCCTCTCCACCGGGGCGGCTGGCGGGCTCGTCGACGCGTGCGCCCACCACCACCGCCTTCAGGATGGACTGGAGGCGCTCCTCGGCCTGGTGGACTTCCGCAGGCACCGTCACGGGCGGTCCTCCACGTAGGCCAGGAGGCCCGTGGGGGTGTGGGAGACGGCGCGCACGCGCTGGCCGCGCGCCGCCAGCTCGGCGTGGAGCGCCTCCAGCAGGCCGTCGTGGGTGTTGGCCTCGACGGTGAACTCCGGCCCGGGGCGTGCCGCGCCCGAGGGGTAGGAGAGGACGAAGACTCTGACGACGCTCTGCACACGGGCCTCCCGCACCAGGTGGAGGCAAGGCGCGCGGTGGGAGGGGCGCCCTCGACGTGCGAGGGCGTTGGGGGCCGCGCGCCTCACCTCCAGCGAGGACAAAGGCTTCGAGCCCAATTTAGGGGACATCCGGTGCGCGCCTTTTTTCGCTCAGCGCCTTCGCATCAATGAGTTGCCTTCGTCGGAGGACAGAGCGCTATTGGCGACACCTGCGGCTGACGCGGGAGCCCGCGCGCCGGCCGAAGTGCATGCGTGGAAACGCCTACCGCTGCCGCGACTCACTGCGATGTCTGGGAGGGAATTCCGATGAATCCAAGCCAGGAGTGTGTGATGCGCGAAGTAGACACGCGGGGCGTCGCACCCGCCGGTGACGTTCCCGCCACGGCGGCTGAGGTGACGACGTGCCCATGTCCGTGCTCCGAGCGAGACGACGAGGCGCACCATCCGAACGGCTACCTCGTGATGGCCGAGGAGTACCCCGAGCACCCTGCTGCCCAGGCTGGCTACGAGGGCAGGAAGTTCTGCATCCACTGCGGCGCGTGGCGCGCTGACGACGATGACGCGCCCGAAGCGGACTGGACGCACTGACGCGCGTTGCGTCGGCGCGCTGCGCTGCGCGCACGAACCCAGCTCCTCATGACAGGAGCGGGTCGGTCGCGCCGTCCATGGTGAACACGTTGAAGCCCCTCTTCAACGCGGAGGAGACACCATGGACACCTACCGTGTCGCGAGACTGCCCGCGCGCCTGTGTGGTTTTGCGCTGCCGGACACGAGCAAGTCACCCGAGAGCTATGTCGAGGCAGGCGACTATCTCGTGCTCGAGGAGCGGCTTCGCCATCCCACGCCCGACACTGACTACGCCCGGCTGGTGGTGCCGCAGTTGAGCGGGCTCGACACCTGGATATGCACGCGCTGGCAAAGCCAGCGTTACGCGACACTCGTCACCCAGGAGCGCGCTCCTGCCATGGCCCGGCTGTCGTTCGACGGAGAGCCGCTGGCCATCTCGGAACAGCGACTCTCCACGCTCCTGGGGGCATTCCACGCCTACAGGTACGACGTGAGCCGGGAGTACTACCCATGGGTGCTCTCGGGCGTCCGAGTCCCGCTGGCCTTCTTCGCGCGTGGCCTTATCCCCACCACCACGTGGGAGGTGCTCCGAGACTACCTACTCACCATCGGCAAGGACGAGGCCCTTGGCGGTATGGCGTAGACGCGTGGGTTGTTGCAGCTTCTGAGATGGAGGCTCCCAGTCCGTTCGGAATGGAGTTGTCCCTCATTTACCAGGAAGCGAGAAAGAGAGGATGCTGGTTAGTATTGGTGTTGCGATTGCGACTGTGTCGCGAAAGATGTCCGCTGGATTGGCATCTAGTCCGTATTGCGTGGATAGCTCTTGGTGGTGCGCAAGCCATGCTTTGGTATCGAGTCCTCCAAGCATGGAGAGTCCGAAGTCTCGACAGCTTTCACCTACTCTCTGGATGTGGGCGTACGCAGGGATAAAGCAGAGCGCGAGGATGAAAGCGAAATATCCGCCATGGGCGAGAACGAGTTCGTGAGGGAATGTCTTGGTAGCGTTGGCGTCGGTGTCAATAATCCACGCCCGTAGCGCTCCGGTCGAGAGTGTTGCCGCGCCAACCTGGAGCGACATGAGCCACAGGAGATTTCGCAGGCGCGCTCGTGCGACATTGAGGCGAAAGACATTCTCTAGGGCAGGGGCTCCAGCTACGCGACGTATGCCAAGCGCTGTACTCCACATCGTAAATACCGCAAGAATGGACGGAGCCGAGAATGACGCGGCGAGAACGATGATGATGAAGTCGTGCTGGGCGCCCAAGGGGGCCTGCCACTTCCGTTTGAATAGACTAGGCGCGACACCTGTGGCCAGGAGGAGGAGGCATATTACGCAGACCGAGATGGCGAGCGCGTAGGGCCATTCCCGGAGGCGATTCTCCTGATGGGTTTGGGAAAGCATCCCAGTGACCATTGCGAAGGAGAAGCCAGCGATTGCTCCCTGGGTGCCAATTAATACAATCCAGACGAGCAGTTTGGGTGATGCATTATATGCGTCCGTGGCTGTGTCTGCAAGGGCGATGAGGAACATTGACGTCGTGGCCCCTGCTGCGGCGCAGACGAATGCAGCAAGGGTTAATGTGCGATGATCTGTCATATTTCAATTGGGCAATGTCTAGTTCGGGGGGCTGCTTCCGCGCCGAGGCATTCGGAGTAGATGAGTATATCGTAGCGAGTGAGTCGGTTGCCGTCTGTGCGTGCGTGTGTGTGGTTGGTGGACATTGTCCTCGTGGGCTCGGACGATGCCCGGCAGTGTCCTCCGCCGCTCCCCCTCGCCCCAGCCTCCGCGAAGACATCGCCCGCAACGGGGAGATGCTCGAGGCCATCGGCGCGCGCTTGCGACGTTGCCGTCACGACGGTAGGCATGACGACGTGCCCGTGCTCGGAGCGAGAGGATAAGCCACATCATCCAAGCGACTACCTTGTGATGGCCGAGGAGTACCCCGAGCACACCTCCGCCCAGGTCGGGTATGAGGGATGGGTGTTCTGCGTCCACTGCGGCGCGTGGCGCGCCGACGCCGATGATGTGCCCGACGCGGACTGGATGCCCTGACGCGCGTTGAGTCCGCGCGGAGAGCTGGCCGCACGAACCCCGCTCCTCATGGCAGGACCGGCTCCGCCTCACCGTCCATGGCGAACACGTTGAAGCCGCTCTTCAACGTGGAGGAGACACCATGGACACCTACCGTGTCGCGCGGTTGCCCGCGCGCCTGCGTGGCTTCGCGCTGCCGGACACGAGCACGCAGCCCGGAGGCTACGTCGAAGCGGGCGACTTCATCGTCCTCGAGGAGAAGGTCCGTCACCCCACGCCCGACACCGACTACGCCCGGCTGCTGGTGCCGACGCCGGGCGCGCTCGACACCTGGGTGTGCACACGATGGCGCACGCAGCGCTACGCGACGCTCGTCTCCCAGGCGCGCGCGCCTGCCATGGCCCGGCTGTCGTTCGAGAGCGAGCTGCTGGCCGTCCCGGAGGAGCGTCTCTTCGCGCTCCTGGGCGCGTTCCACGGCTACAGGTACGACGTGAGCCGGGCGTACTACCCATGGGCACTCCCGGGCGTCCGTATTCAGCTCGCGCCGCCCCGGCTGAACAACTGCTGCACCTTAGTCGAGGGCTTGTTGGTGAAGGCATTCTCCGAGGCGCACGGCGCGGCCTTCTCGTGGGACATGCGCCGCCACCGGCAGATGATGATCGCCTCCACCCAGGACTACTTCTCCCCAGTGACGGCAGCCGTCGAGTCCGGCATGGCCCTGCAGGCGCCGTCGGCGGACGTGCCGCCCCACCCCTGGACACTCATCCAGGGGTGGCGCAGCCAATGGGGCTCGGGGCACACCTTCCTCGCCGTGGACTACCACGCTGAGACGGACAAGGCGTTGGTGCTGGAGTCCAACGCTGGTTTCGGGCTCGACGGCGTCGGCTACCGTGGCCTCGGCAACCTGCGGGACGTCGGCCTCCAGCCGCCTGAGCAGTGGTGGATGCGGAGCGAGGTGTGGACGTGGCGCCGCATCTGCTCGACGTACCCCTTCCGGCGCCAAGCGTGGCTGAAGGTCAATGCCTGAAGTCCTCTGGCACGCCGAATTCGCGTAGGGGCGTCTCTTGTGGCGCATGCCTCACATACATGGAAGGGCTGGTGAACCCCGCTGTGTGCGCGTATGCGTGTAAGAACCCTGGAAGGTCTCGGCGTGCCATTCATGGTGCCGTGTGGGGCGCTTGGGTAGATTTGGATACCTCTAGAATGGCTGACTGGAGCAGTCGACTGTCTAGGGACTCTGGGCCTTGCGCGTTTGGGCTACCCATAGTCAGCTTGCCCTACACCGAAGGTTTGCATTCGGGTGCGTTCGGAGACGGCATATGGCAAAAACACCGCCAAAGAGTGGTAACGCGTGGACCCCGTCGGATGTGAAGCAGCTTCGCGAGTTGGCGAAGGGAAACACTCCGACGGGGCTCATTGCGCACAAGACTGGGCGGAGCGAGGCTGCAGTTCGTAGCAAGGCGAGCGAAGAGGGAGTCTCGCTGAAGCCTACTAATCAGTCGCCATACAACCGTAAGAAATAGTCGCCGAGTCCAGGCTTCCTCGGCTGGCCACGTTCTTCCATAAGGAGCATGGCCAGCCTCGAAGCATGGTTGAGCTGCCTGTCATCGCTGGATGCCCATCCAGGAATGGCAAGGTCCGCAGTGCTCTGGGTACACCTTCCTCGCCGTGGACCACCACGCTGAGACGGACAAGGTGCTGGTGCTGGAGTCCAATGCCGTCGTCGGGCTCGACGGCGTCGGCTACCGTGGCCTCGGCAGCCTGCGGGACGTCGGCCTCCAGCCGCCTGCGCAGCTTCTCCTCCGGCGTCGACTTCTTCGGGCCAGCGGGCTTCTTCTCCTCGGGCCGCAGCATCATCGCCGCTACCCTACGCATCTCGCACAACCACTGCGAAAACATCGGCTGGGAGCCCCTCCACCTTACGTGCAAGCGCAGCCGCGCTCACCGCCCCTGGTCTCACTATCCGCTTCACCATCTCAGCATTGAATGCATCCGTGTACGACACGGCTACCTACCTACACTCGCCCCGTGGGGTGGTCAGCTCGGCCAGTCAGCCGAGGCGACAACTTCCCAGACACAGGGGGCTCCGGGCACGCCTCGTGGTCGACCCGCGGGTTCTCCATGAGGTGAGTCTCTTGGAACCCGTCGGTCCGGCAGCGATCCATCTTGCTCAAAGCCGAAGGACGGGGCTCTCCAAAGTGGCACGCAGTATATTCCGATTCCATTGGCGCCGGAGCGCTATGTCCATCTGTGATTCAATCGCTGGTGCCATGGATCTGGAGGCTGTGCCGAAAACTCGAGGCGAAGCACCTAGACGACGCGGCAATAAACAGGAGCCGAAATGGTGACAGCTTCAAGCAGGCAGGCATTCATTGGAGTGCTCGTTGCGCTACTGGCAACATTCAGCAGGGCTGACACGAAAGAGTGTTGGGGCTTCGCATTCACCAACGACAATAAGCCGCCGCCTGGCTACGAGCACGACCACGATTGCGTAAGCGTAGACGAACCCTCCGATCCGCACACGTGGAATGATAATCAATTCTGTGCGCCAAAGGGCATTGGTCTGCAGTGGTCGAATAGTGGCCCAATTAAAGGCATGAAGTGCACCCAGATCAAGGAAGACGCGGAGCCCGGAGAGCACACATGGTTTGACAATTTTATCTGTATTGATCGCGATGCCCAATGGGACTTTGAGTGGTCAATGACGGGGCCGATTGAGAACAAAGGCTACAGGTGTGTCGGATGGAACGAGCCGGCAGACCCACACGCATGGAGCGATAACTACTTGTGCGCGAGGCCGCATCGGCCGACTGGAACGACCACCCAGCAACTGCCGCTTAAGGGAGGGACGACAACATCCAGTCAGCCTGCTGTTGGTCGTATGGAATTCCACATGGATGGTTGGTCTAAGTATTGTACGGCGACCCTGGTTGCGCCGCGTATCGCACTGACCGCTGCACACTGTGTTGGCTATAAGTCGACCGCAATCGGAACATACGGCACTGTAGATTTTGGCGCTAGTGGCAAGCGCACCGTAGTTCAAGCAAGGCCATTTGGCTCTAATACTGGGAAATCGGATGTAGCCCTGGTCGTGCTCGACAAGGCATGCTCCAAAAAGATTACGCCAGTTCCAATCGGCACTGCAGTTCCTTCCGATGGTACTGAAATTAGCATCTTTGGTTTTGGCTGTGCATCGGAGTCCACTACGTGTGTGCGCGCCGGTGGCAACACGAAGCAGGTCGTGACCGCGACGATAGGCGAATCGGCAGTTCTGTGCCCCGGAGATAGCGGCGGACCGGTCCTTGTGGCCGGGAAGATAGTTGGTGTTAACTCGGCAAGGTGGTGGTTGGAGCAAGGGGACGTGTTTGGGAATCCAACCACTGCTAGTATTAAATATGCGATGGAGGTGTTGCCGAAGGATTTTCCGTGCGCGAGTTCCCATGGCTGCGCCGACGGCACGTCCTGGTGTAACCTCGGCGTCGGCCAATGCATGCCGGCAGGGCAGTGTCTGGAGTTGAAGCGCCAAGGCGATGATGCCTGTCTCCCTCCGAAGGTAAAATGCCTGTGTCCAGATCATGCTTCGACGTGCACGGACAAGTCAGTTAAGTGTGCGTCGCTGTGTCCGCCGCGTAAGATTCTGACGCCCAAGGATTAGTCTGATACTATTCAAGAGTAATTGGGGTTGGAGGGGACGAAGGATTCATCAATCCCCATTGGGGCGCGGCGCTGTACTGGCTCAAGAGCCTGGCGCCGCGTCGCACGGCGCTGGATAGCGGAAACGGGCGTGCTCAGCCAATCACCCGCACCCCAATCTCCCCGCTACCTCGTCGCTCCGGTACTCGCTCGCGCTGGCACGCAAGGACCACGGCCCAGAACTTGTCCGCGTGCCCGCGGTTGGCGCGCTCGGCGTCGAAGGACACCTTCCCCGAGGGCAGCACGCGGCGTTTGATGGAGTGAATCTGCCCGACAAGCTCACGCTCTCGTGGCAGGGTGACGTCCCTTCGCTGGAGCAGAATCTTGAAGTCGGTTGCCCAGCGCTCCTTGGACTCGTTCGTGAAGTTCTCCGCCACCACCTGCGGGAAGTCGCGGGCCAAATTCTCCGCGAGGTTCATGCCGATGCCGCTCTTATCGACGCTGAGGCGCGCCACGGGCAGGACGGAGAGGAGGCGGCGTAGGTGCGCCTCCTGCTCCGCGAAGGGGACGCCCTCGAAGCTGCGAAGCATGCGGCACGTGAATCGGCCCGCCACCTCCTCGAAGACGGCCAGCTCGGAGCGGTCTCGGGTTCGGCCCACGTCGAAGCCCGCGACCAGGCGCCCCTGGGGCACGGGCACGTCGGATGCGTCCTGGGCCAGCGGCAGCTCGTCGGTGGTGCACGGGAGGATGAGCTCGTAGGGGAGGAAGGAGTACGACTCGTCGACGTAAAAGGCATTCGAACTCCTGCTGGAAGTCCTCCTGCGGCAGGGAGTCGAACTGCTCGGTGAGGACGGGGCGCCCGAAGTGCGCGACGCGCTCCTCGGTGGACATGAAGGGGGCCTCCACCGAGGCACGCTTCACGTCCAGGCTGAAGAAGCGGCACAGCCACCAGGGCACCTGCTGGCGCGTGTGGTGCGGGTACTTGCGCAGCTCCTGCGAGGCGATTTCCCAGAAGATGCCGCGCCGGCCCAGTGGAGTGCTGCAGCCCGTGAGCTGCCCGTGCGAGCGGAGGATGAGCGCGGTGCTGCCCGTGTAGACCTCGCGGTCGTTCACGTAGTGGGCCAGCTCGTCGAGGTACGCGTCGCCCCGCTTCCCGCGCGGAGGCTTGGAGGGCACGGAGATGATGCGCGAGAGGCGCCGGCCCTTGGCGTTGGACTCGAAGGCCAGCTCCGTCTTCGCGTCGGTGACGAGCTTCTTCTGGAAGGCTGTCGGCAGCTCCTCGTACACCTGCCGGGCGATGAGCACCTTCTCGACGGCGTCGCTCAGGTTGTACGAGACGAACACCGCCGTGTGGCCGTCACGCAGGTGGCAGCGAGCGAGGGCCTCGAGGGCGAACAAGAAGGAGAACCCCACCTGGCGGCTCTTCGCGATCCACCGGAAGCGAGAGCGGTTGTCCAGCAGCGCCTGCTGGTACGGCTCCAACACCACTGGCTCGCTGTCGTAATGGCACAGGCCGGAAATGAATCCGGACTCGGTGGCCAGCCACTGGGTGAGGTCATCCTCGGTGCGTTTGACGATGCCGAGCGTCACGCTGCCCTCCCTGCATGTTCCGTTGCTTTCTCGCGGCACCAGAGCGTGCATGGCCACGTCCTCTTCACGACGGAGTTGCCATGTCTGCCTATGCCGCTGTCACCCGCCCACCTCGCACCCTCACGCAGAAAGAGGTGGTGCTCCTGCTGCGCGCCACGGGGGAGCACAAGGAGGGATTCAGGGACCACTGCCTCTACAGCCTCGCGCTGGCCTCGGGCCTGCGTGAGCACGAACTGGTGGCCCTCAACATCGGCGACATCTTCGACGAGCGCGGGCGCGCACGCCGGCACGTGATGCTGCACGTCTTCAAGGGCTGCCGCCGGCACCCGCGCCCCCAGGAGGTTGTCCTCTCGGACACGGTGCGCGCGAAGCTGGAGAAGCTGCTGCGGCTGAAGCGCTCGCAGGGGCACGACGTGGGGCCCCAGGCACCGCTCTTCCTGAGTCGCCTGGGACTGCGCCTGTCCACGCGGCAGGTGCGCCACGGCTTCGGAGTCTGGCAGCAGCGCGCGGGCCTGGAGAGGCACCTCAACTTCCACGCCGTGCGCCACACCGCGTGCACCGGGGTGTACCGGCGGACGAAGGACATCCGCCTCACCCAGCGCTTCGCGCGGCAGCGCAGCATCGACTCCACGGTCATCTACACGCACCCCTCGGACGACGAACTGGTGCGCGTGACGCAGGACCTGCCTTGCTGATGGGGCGTGCCGCCTCCGCGTCGAGCGCCTGCGAGAGGCCCTGGTTGGGCCGGGGTGCCGCGCGGAGGCGGTGAGGGGCGGCTGTGCGCGGGGCCCACGTGGGCTGCCCCATGCTCGGCCGGGGAAAGTGAACAGCGCGAGGTGTTCACTTACCGGGTGCAAATGAACGGGCGCGGGGTGTTCACTTTTTCGGGGCTGACCCTCTCGAAAAGGGCCCCAGGTACACGCCCCGGCGGCGCCACCCGCACGAAAGATCGCACCACCCCCCACCCTGGCGTCAAGGGTAGGCGGGGTAGGCGTGCTGGCGTCATCGGTAGGCATGGTTGCGCCCGGCCTGGGCAGGCGGTGAAGGTGACTGCGGAGGAGCTGGGCCGCGCGACGGGCGGCAGGTGGCCCCAACAAGCGGAAAGCGGCCATTGGCCTCGGCGCTTCGGCCCGTCAGGAGGCCTCGTAAGCGCGCGAAACAGTGTCGGGGCGGTGACGCCGAATGGCCGCCTTTACCCATTTTCGGCCATTCGGCTCGGCCCTGGTAACGGCACGCGCGCCCAGGTGCGCGCGGGGAGGAGGGCCGGTGCTTCGAGGGCAGCTCGGGGGCTCGTGGGGCTCACGAGGAAGACAAAGGCCTGCGACGCGAAGCGCGCGGGGACACGCGCGCACGAACGGGGCGCCACGCGGCGACAGGCGCGGTGCGCGGGGCCAACCGGGGCCGAGCGCCAGGTGGGCCACGTGGCGGCCAGCGGGGCGCAGCGGAGCAGGTCGCCCCGGGCCGGGGAAGTGAACGGCGCGCTGGCGTCCGGCCCGCTGGACGGAGTGTGCTTCCGGGCGCGAGTTCAGGCCCGAACTCGTACCGCGGCGCTCATGGACCTGGTGGCTGTCCGCCCTAACCTCGCGAAACTACGAAGGCTATGGGGCCAGGCGTGTGCTTCCGCGCGCCTGGTGGAGCTCCCGGGGGACTGTCACCAGGCCTGGCCTGGCCGGCGCGGCGAAAGTGAACGGCGAAACTGAACGCGAAAGTGCCCGCGTTCACTTATCGATGGGCACTTTCAGACGGGGTCAGCGGGGGCCGCGACGTCCGTTGGAGGAGTCACGAGGGCGTCGTCCTTGGGGCTTTCCGAGGAGGCCGTGTCGAGGTCTTCGCCATCGCTCGCTATCACCTCCGCGTCCACCTCGCCGCGCTCGGTGGGCGTCGTCTCGTGCGCAGCGCCTGGGCGTGCCGCGCCTGCAAACCCTCCAGCGAGAAGGTGGCGGGCAGACTCTGCCGCGAGTTGGTCCCCCCGGGCGGGAATCGAAGGTCCGCACGTGTTCGCCGTTTCCGGATGTGGCCCACCGTAGGCGCGCGGCAGGAGGCACGAAGAGGGCGTCGGCGACTGCCGCGCACTGTGTTGCCCAATCAAGTGCCTCAGCAGTAAGTCAGGCAGAGGTGCGAATTGCATTGGTGCGGATTGCAGAAGCCAGAATAGCAGCGCCCGTTGGGGCAGTTGGAGTCAAAGTTGCAGGCACGGCCATCGTAAACGCCCCCCGAGCACGTCTTGCCACAGTCTGCGTTATAATTGCACTCCTGACCAGCGTAAGAACCACCCGAGCACGTCTTGCCGCAATTGGAGTTAGTGCTACATGCTAGGCCAGCGTAAGAACCACCCGAGCACGTCTTGCCGCAATTGGAGTTAGTGCTACATGCTTGGCCAGCGTAAGAACCACCCGAGCAACGCTTGGCGCATGCTTGAGCAGACGCCTCGTCTGCTGCTCCTGTGGATTCCATCTGACTCCACGCTTCTTCTTGGACGTCTGCTTCCTCGTGTGTGACCGCCTCCAGCGAGTCCTCGCGCTGCACGGCCTCCGGCGAACCGCACGCAATCAGCGAGAGAATAAGGCAGGCGAAGGATAGGTGTTTCATGTGTGTGTCCGGGTTTGTGGTTGTTGTTTTGGCCGAGTGATTGTGCCGTGAAGTTGCGAGCTGGTCATGTTGCCCCTTGGGCGGGTGTTTTTTGGGAGTAATGAACAGAGCTACGAGGAGTGGGGTGGAGGTTTGTTTGGAATAGGACCTCTTCCATGCGGGCGTTCTAGTTTGGTTTCGGGACGGTTGAGAAGAAGGAGAAGCCACAACGGAGGTCGGCTAGGGCGACTCGTCTTTGGCGCTGGTTGACGTCGCGGTGTCGGGATGTTCCTCACCCGTCGATTTCGACACCTCCGTGTCTTCGTCGCTGCTCTCTGCTTCAGCGTCCACCTCGCCGCGCTCGGCGGGCGTCGTCTCCCGTGCGGCGCGCAGGGCCTGGGCGTGCCGGGCCTGCAAGCCCTCCAGCGAGAAGGTGGCGTGCAGCTCCTGGCGAGAGTCGGCGCCGCCCTGCACGAACTCCTTCAGGCGCACCATGGTGTTGAAGTCGGTGGGGTTGTCGACACGCACGCGCCCTTCCGCCAGCGCCTCCTCGAAGCCGAGGAGGTAGCCGTCAATCATCTTCAGGGCGTCGTCTTTGGAGACGGCGATGGCGTTGGCGCGCAGTTCAATCAGCTTCTGGTCCGCCTTGGTGGCGATGCGCGTCTTGGCCTCCTCGCGGCGGCGCAGGCAGTTGTGCTCCCTGGAGTAGTTGGCGACGAGGGAGGTGGCGACACCGAAGCGCTCGGCCAGCTCGCGGTACGAGGCGTAGCTCGTCATGGTGGAGCCGTCCGGCAGCGTCTTCACGTCGCCGAAGACGAGGGCGCGGTCCAGCTCCTGGCGTGGGAGGGCGGGCTCTTCGGACTTGCGTGGCCGCCCCGTCTTGCGTTTCGAGGCAGGGGGCGGAGCAGGTGGTTCCTCGGGTGACGCAGGTGGCTCCGAAGCCGGGTGGCCCGCGAGGAGGCGCTTTCGCCGGCCAAGGCAGTCGTGCTGCTGGGCATACTTGGCGACGGCGCTGTGGGCGACACCGAAGCGCTCGGCCAGCTCGCGGAAGGAGGGGAAGCGCCTCTTCACGCGGCCTCGCGTGGTGGGCACCTCCTCACCTTCGACGAGGAGCCTGTCCACTTCATCATGGGGAAGCCGGGGGCCTTCGGCCTTCGTGGGGCGCCCCAGCTTCTTGAGGGCCTTCTTCTTCGCCATGGCCGTCCCTCAGCAGCCTCCGGAGAGCTGGGCCACCGCGTCGCCAGCCTGGGCGCGCAGGCGCTGCATCAGCCGCGTGCGCTGGCGCTTCAGCCGCTGGTACGTCCTCTCGGCCTCGGCGGCGTCGCCTTCTCCGAGGCGGCTGACGTAGGCACGCAGCTTTTCGCGCCGGACGACGGTGGCCATGAGGACGTCGACGTCGCTGCGAGGCAGGGTGGCCCGGGCCAAGTGCACCAGCACGGCGTCCCGCTTCACGAAGCTGCGGCGGACGCTGGGCCGCCTTGGGTTTTCCACCTGCGTGGCTTGGCGGGAGTCTGGCAGCCACTCGGCGAGCTGCTCCTGCGTGTACGTCTCGTGCTGCTCCGCGCGCTCCTTGCGCAGGAAGCGGAACACCTCGCGCGCCGTCTGCTGGCGCAGGCGCACCGCCGTCCAGTCACCCCAGCGAGAGAGAGGGAAGCTGCGGGCGACGGAAAGGAAGGTGGTGAGGACGAGCTGGTCGAGGTCCTCCCTGGGCACCGCATTGCCTAGGATGCGGCGGCGCAGGCGATTCAACATGGGTGCGTAGGTGGTGGCGAGGGCAGCCGTCCACGCGGGGCTGGAGGAGGCCTGCATTTCGGCCAGCAGAGCCCGGGTGAGGGCCTCCCTCGCTGGGTAGGTGTCCTCGCGCGTGTCAGCCAAGGCGGCCAGCACGGACGTGAGGCACCGGTGGTGGGCAAGGGCCGGCTGGCGCAGACGCCCCGTCTCGAAGAGAGACTGGTGCCGAGGGGAGAGCGCCTCCACACGCAGCAGGCCCAGGAGGTGGCCGAAGAAGTCACTCACCGGGGCCGTGCCTCCCACCACTCGCGCACCAACTCCAGGAAGTCGTCCAGTTGCATGGCGACGAGGGGCGTCTGCCCGTCGTCCTTGCACACGGCGAGGGGCCAGCGGCCCGGCGGGCACGTCTCCACCGCCTGTCGCATGGCCTCCCGGACGTTGGTGCGCTGGTGGGCCTTCGACTCCACCCAGAAGCAGGGCACCTCGACGTCCGGTACCTCTTCACCACTGCGGTACTGGAGGCCGCGGCGCACGAGGGCTTCAGGCATCGCTTCGCGGAAGCGGTGGACGAGGGCTCTCTCGAAGTCTGCACCCTTGCGACGAGAGTGGGCGCCGCTCATGGCTGCACCTCACGCCAGATGAGGCCGTGCACAATCTTCGAGATGGTCGTCATGCTGACACCGAAACGATTCATAAGTGTCTTGAGTGAGGCTCCGTCTGCTCGTTGACGGCGAATGGTGCGCACTTTTTCTTCGTCGAGCGGGGAGAAGCTTCGTGGGCCGACGCGGCCTCTCACCCTCCCTTGCGACACGGCGTGGCGAAGGTTCTCTGCGGCGGTGACCCAGCGCAGGTTCTCCACGCGGTTGTCGGACGGGGTTGAGTTGATGTGATCGACCACCATGAGAGCGGGCCTGGCGCTGACGAATGCGGCGAGGACGAGTTGGTGGGTCCCTACATCCATGACACCAAACACTGGGTGCGTGAGCTTCACCAAGTGATAGCCGAGTTCTGTAAATGTGCCGCGAAGCAGTCTTGGAGTCGCTCGCCGGACCTCGGGCGCACCAGTCCGTCTCCAACTTCGGACGCGTCCGAGATTCGAGACTTCGTACCAACCATCGAAACCTGGAACGGGGCGCCACTCTTCGAGCGGCTGTTGTGGAGAGAGCGTGCTCACGAGACACCTCCCGACTCCTCCAGCAGCCGCTCCATGTGCCCGCCACGGGCCATGCGCACGGCAAGGCAGCGGGCCACCTCCAGCGCGCAGCGGGCGTCCGCCATGGCGCGGTGAGGTGTGGGGCGGTGGAGGCCGAAGCGCTTCGCCAAGGCGTTGAGGGAGAGGGACTCCACCTCGCCCGTGGCGAGCAGCGGCCACGCGAGGCTGGCGGTGTCGAGGCGGTGGTAGTCGACAGAGGGCAGGGTCAGCTCGGTGCGGCGGTAGCCCTCGACGAGGAAGCCCCAGTCGAAGCTGGTGTTGTGGCCGGCCACGAGGGTGCCCGCCAAGAGCGGCGTCACGGTGGCGAGAACCTCCTGCAGGGGCAGGGCGTCTCGCCACTCCTCGTCGGAGTAGCCGCACACGGCCAGGGCTTCGGGGTGGGCGTCGGCCAGCCGGGTGGGCTGCACGCGGGCCTCGTACTCCGCCAGCACCTTGAGGCTGCGGGCGTCGACGCGGAGGACGGCCACCTCCAGCACTTCGTGCCGGGAGGCGTCCAGCCCCGTCGTCTCCAAGTCGATGAAGGCGAGCGTCCGCAGGTGCGGCGGGAGGCCGGGGAAGATCGGCTGGTGGAGAGCGGAGACAGGGGTGGTGTCGGAAGCAGGGTGAGCGAGCAGCACTATGCGACCTCCTTGGCCCAGAAGCGGGGCGAGTGGTGTTTGGTGGCGAGGGAGTCCAGCTCGGCCTTCAGCAGCGCGACGCGCGCGGCGCCCAGGCGCTTGCCCGCGTCCTTCAGCAGCGCGTCGAGGGCCTTCTTCTCGACGCTGGCGAGGCGCTGCACCAACTCCTCACGAGGGATGCCGGTGGCCTGGGCCAGCACCGCAACGGTGGGCTCCAGCGGGTAATCGAGGCTGGTGGTGTTGAACATGCGGTAGCGCGTGCCGGCGAGGACGAGTTCGTCCTGCTCAGCAAGGTGGGCTCGGAGGACGCCCTCCAGCTCCGCCTTGCGCGCGCCGAGAATCTTCGCGAGCTGGGCGACTTCCTCACGCTCGCGAGCGACGGACTCCAAGTCGGACATGTCCCTGCAGACGACTTCACGCTGGCCCGTCAGCGCGCGGGCGTAGGTGGGGCAGTCGCGTCGGTGGTCGCAGTACGCGCAGTTGGGGTTGAGGCGGGCGGGGAAGTCCTCCGCCCTCTCCATCTGCTGGCCCAGCGTCTCGACGTAGGCGAGGGCGGCGTCCAACTGCTCTTCGGTGCGCGTCGTCTCCTGCAGCGCGCCGTGGCGAAGCATCCACATGGACAGGCGCACCTGCTTCGCCCAGGGCCACATGCGGCGCGCGGCGAGGGCGTAGAGGCTGAGCTGGAGGCTGGAGTCCAGCTCCTCGCGGGTGAAGAGCTGGTGGTTGGACTTGTAGTCCATGACGTGGACCGTCTCGCCGTCCACCCAGTCAACGCGGTCGATGAAGCCCAGGACGGTGAAGGGCCCCACCGGCAGGCGGAACTCCTTCTCGATGCCGAGGATGTCGCGGGAGTCCACGCGGCCTTGCTGGCGGACGAAGTCCTGGAGGATGCCGAGGCCCTGCTGGAAGAGGTCCAGGCCGGAGAGGCCCTCGGCAGTCCACGCTTCACGGTAGAGCTGGAGGGCGCGCTCCTCGGAGAGCGGGCCCACGTACTCGGTGTCGACGACTTCCTGGAGGAGTCGCTCGAGGACGGCGTGCAGTGCCTTGCCGAAGCGCAGGGGGACGCCGGGCTCGGCGGTGCGCTTGTCGAGGTAGTGGAGCCTGTAGGACAGCGGGCAGGCCTCGAAGCGGCTCAGCCGGCTGAACGAGAGGTGTTCGTTTCGCAGTCCGCTCATGGCGTGGGCCTCCGGGCCGATGCAGTGGCGTGTCGCGAGACAGTCATCACGCTCTTTCCGGGCGAGACATCAAGTTGAAGCGGGTACAGGGAGCGGCCCCATGCGTGTGTTTCACAGGCGAAAGCCACGCTCATGGCTCCCCCTCGTCCGCAGAGGCAGGCCGCTTTTCGAAGGACATGACGCGAGAGCCCGGGAAGGCAGACAGGACGCGCACCAGGGTGGCGGCGTGCTCGAGGGTGAGCTCCTTCCGTGCTTGGCCGGTGTAGGCCGGCACGAGCCACAACTCGCCGTAGGTCTCGGAGCGGAAGCACACCTCGGCGTTGAGGGCCTTGAAGCTGGCGATGTCCTCGTCGGTGATGCCGCGCAGGGCGGAGAGCGGGGCATCTGCTTCCGGTGCCTTCACATCGAGAGACGGAGCTGGCGGCGAGGGCTTGGAGGCGGGGGCCGGCGCGTGCTTCTTCGAGCCGGCTTCGGTCAGCGGATGGCCGAAGAGATCCACCGCAGGCGGAGCGGACTTCGCCGGGGGCACGGGGGCAGGGGGCGTGGCCACGTCCCGATGAGGCTGGGCCTGCCCATTCACCTTCAGCCACTCGGTGCAGGTGCCCACGCTGGCCAGCGTGCAGCCGCCGCCAGGCCGGTAGTGCAGGCAGCGCTTGCCCTCGTCGCGGACATACGCTTCGCACGTCACGCCGGACGGACGTTGCTGGGCGGGGGATGGCTGGAGGTGGTGTGTAAGGGCCATGCGCAGGAGTCGGCGGCGCGTGATTGCCGTTACACCCTAAAAGCACCCCATCCCTTCGATTTGGGACAAGAAATCATTTCACCCGATTTTATTTTTGGTTTTCCCGCGCGTATGCCATGCGGGCGTAAGGCATAGCAAAGGCCTTCGGCGCGATTTCGGGGACACCTGTATCGACGCTTTTTTGTTCGCGAGCTTCAAAAGCCAACGCGAAACTGAAGGGTGGCAGCCGTGGCAGGCGGGGTTCAAAGGACTGCCACGAAATTCCCCAGTGAAATCGCCGGAGTGGCGGAGGTGGCGGTGGTGGCAGTGTTTCCTGGGGTAATGCCGCTTAGGGAGAGTGTTCTCTTGACCCCCTATTGAATAGTGCCATTCAAATATGCGCGCGCCCGCTACGTAGGGGTATTTTTTGAAACACTGCCACCTCTGCCACTTCAAGATAAGATATTGAATTTATAGAAGAAGAGAGTGGCAGATAGGGCTGCCACCACCCGCCACCGACTGCCACTATTGAGACGTCAAGTGAAGTCGCTGCGGCTGGTTGTGAAGGCGCATGCGAGCGGGCACCTGTCGAGGGGGGAGCACGTCCATGCCATGGCCTGTGAATGCCCACAGGACGGCCGGAAACGGCCTCCAGGCTCGTGGAAGGGGTGGTGCCGCCCCCAGGGACTGGGGGTGACGTTTTCCGCGTCACCTGCGGCCTTCCAACGCCGTCGCTCCCCGGTGCGAGGTGCGCAGGATGCGACTGCTGCCGGGTGCGCTCCTGTGGAACGATGGGCGATGATACGGAGAGAGAAAATGTTTCACTCGGTGCACGTCCGGATGTGTGGACGGCTCAGTCCCTCTCGTGAAGGCGGAGCCCGAGTGGCAACGCCCAGGCATGAAAGTCGCAAGACGCGCGGTGCTGTGTCCCCGACTTCACGCCACCCGACTTTTGATGCCTCCGCTGTTGGAGCGTGTCGTGCGTCTTGCGTGAGGGCATGTCTCAGTGATGTATCGCCCCTGGGCTGTGAGGAAGTTGCTTGAATTTCAGAATTGAGAGGGTGTGCAGATTTGTTGTGATTGGCCTGGCTCTGCCGGTGGTGCCGACGGGTGGGGGCGTCGTTCGACCTGGGCTCGGCCTGCGTGGAGGTGGCATCCCCGTCTTCTTGGGGACACCACTTTCCCGTTGCCGGGCCCCCAGTCGGAAGGGCGCTCGTCCGTTACCGTAGCGGAGGTCTCGGAGGGGCTTGGACGCGCGTGTGGCGTCCTCTCTCTTCCTTCGATTGGCTCGCCGCAGCCTCGAGTCCCCCGCCAAAGGAGGGACACCGCGGAGGCGCTGGCGTCATTTCCTCCACCGGGGCTCGGCCTTCTCTACCCACTCACCTGGCTTTCTCTGTGCGCCGAGCGCAGGGCCGGGGCGGCATTCATCTGTGAGTCGTAGCTGGAATGCTCTTCATCAAGAGCTTGGCGTGGCCATCCGGACGGCTGAGGCGAGGCGCGCCTACCGCTTGGTGCGGCGCAACTGGGAGGCACTCTCCGACTTCGAGGAGCCGGAGGCCCTTGTTTCATTTCTCACGGCGCGCGAAGGCGACTCTCACGTCAAGGATGGGCTGCTCGCGGGCCTCGTCACGTTGGTGCAGATGGGAGCCTCGGCCCGCTTCTTCGTGGCCCTGTTGTGGCTGGGCCTGTGGCCGGGGTTGGACGGCGTGTATCACCGATGTCTCAGGCGAACGGGCCACCCGCCCGCGGAAGTGGTTTCCTCGATTGCCGCGTCCTTCATGAGTCTCGTGGCGCGCGTCAGCTTGGCCGGTGTCCAGCGCGTAGCTGGGACACTCGTGCGTGGGACGGAGCGCGACGTCCTCAAGGCCTGGCACAAGGAGCTGGTGGAGCAACGCCACCGCGCGCGCCTTCAGTTACTTGCGGACGCGGACGGCGGGGCGCTCTTGGTGCCGTGGCTCACCCCCTCTGCCTCTCGAGCCCGCTCCTTCAACGCCGAGGTGGAGGAGCTGCGTGCGTGGCTCCTCCCGCTGACGGGCGAGGACACCGACTTGGTGGTGTCCGTCCTTCTTCGCGAAGAGGACTATGTCGAGGTGGCAGCGAGCCGTGGGCTGTCGCCCGAAACGGCGCGCAAGCGCGTCCAGCGGGCCCTGGGGCGTCTGCGGAAAATGAAGAAAAAATGCCCAGAAAAGATTCCTTGTCCCAAATCGGCGGGTGGGGGTGCTTTTTAGAGTTTGTGGATTCCGAAACAGCCGAGAGGGCAGCGGGTGGGGACGACTGACGGGATGCGCGAATCGCGTGTCCCCGGCTCGCGCCACCTGGCTTTGAGGGAGTAGAGGGGCCGCCTCGCGCCCCAATCCAATCTTGCTTCGAGACGCCCTGTCCGTCCCGGCGGACAGCAACGCCACTGTATTGCCAACAACCTGGAAGGACTCAGTGAAAACAGCCGCGCGAAACAACTTCGAGCACGATGAAACATTCGTGCGCTTCGTCGCTCGCATTGACGGACACCGCCTCCGGGTGGTGAGCCGGGGTGACTCTGAGCCGAAAGCGGAGGTGCGCAGCGCGTGCCTCTGCTGCGAGTGCGACGAGGCCCAGGCCCATGACTACATCCGCCTGCCGGGACTCTTCCGCCGCTGGGAGATTCAGCACGTGGTGGACACCGATGCGGACTTCAACATCGAGGCGGCGGGCTCCACGGATGACGGCACTGAGCTGTTCTCGGTGTACCGGCGCGAGCGCCCCTCCCCCACTACGCACCGCCAGAAGGAGGAGTGAAGCACCATGGCCAGCAACATGTGGGAGCAGACGGCCGCGATGGCCAAGCAGCATGAGCAGCAGGGCGGCGCCTGGTTGAAGCTGGCGAACGACGGGGACATCGCCGTCGTCGTCTTCCTTGGGGAGCCGCACCCGCGCGAGGTGGTTTTCCTCGACAACAAGTTCGTCCCCTTCGACGAGAAGCTGAAGGCCCAGGGGCACAAGCCCTCGTTGCGCGTGGCCCTCAACGTCGCCGTCTACGGGACGCGCGAGGTGAAGGTGATGGAGCAGGCCTCCACCTTTTTCACCAACTTGCTCCAGGTGCGGGCGAAGTACGGCTTGGAGACGTGGGCCTTCGAGGTGAAGCGCCATGGTGCGGCGAAGGACCCCAAGACGACGTACTCCCTCCTGCCGGAGAAGCAGTTGTCCCCGGCGGAGGTGACGGACTTCCAGGCGCTGCGTCTGCATGACTTGCCGAAGCTATATGCGGCCGAGGCGGCAGCGGCGGCGAGCAGCACGTCGCCCGCAGCCACTTCCAGTCCGAAGGCGGGGGAGCCCGTCGACGTCAAGCTCGCTCAGGCAATGGCTACGGCGTTGAAGGCGCTGCCGCGTGAGGCGGTAGACAGGTTCCTCCAGAAGTTCGGCGTGCAGCGCATCCGGGACATCCCGGCGTCGAAGGGAGAGCTGGCGCGCGCCTTCGTCGACTCCCTCGTGGCCGAGTACTCCGCGGAGAGTGTAGCGGACGTGGACCCCTTCGGCCCGTGAGCGTGCCCCGCTGACGTCGGTTGCCGTAGCCCTTCGCGAAGGGGGCCCGCTGCGCGCCCCCGACGCGCTTCTCTGAGGACAACAAGAATGGTGGAAGACTTCTCCGAAATGCGCGGGGACGGGGGACGTGTTGTCTCTCGCACCCAGGACTCCAGCGTGGGGGCTGCGCCGTCTGCGCCTGCGCGCACCGCGGCCACGCCCACAGACAAGCAGACGCTGCGCGTGCGCGTGGACGCTGGGCTGAGGCTCGCGGCGGGCGACGTGCCGCCGAAGATGATGGAGGGCCTCTGCCAGGTTCTCGCCCTCCCCAACCCCGCCTATTGGAAGCTGGTACGGCTGCGCAAGCGCCCGGGGGCGGAGCCTCAGACGCTCTACTTCTTCCGCCAGCAGGAGCGGGAGCTGGTGCTGCCGCGCGGGGCCATTCACCTGTTGCGCCGGGCCGCGGACGAGGCGGGCCTGACGCTGTCCTTCGAGGACGCGCGGGTGCTGCCGCCCAAGCGCCTGGCGAAGCTGCCAGAGGTGCCGCTGCGCGACTACCAGGCCGCGGCCGTGGAGCGGCTGGCGAAGGCCACCCAGGGGACCGCGGTGCTCCCCTGTGGCGCTGGCAAGAGCGTCCTCGCCGTGGGGGCCATTGCCCGCCTGCGCACGCCGACGCTCATCCTCGTCCACACCTTGGACTTGGCGGAGCAGTGGCGAGAGCACATCCGCGAGCGCCTGGGCTTGGTGGCCGGCCTCGTGGGCGCCGGGGAAGAGGAGGTGCGGCCCGTCACCGTCGCCGTCGTCCAGTCCCTCTCTCGATGGGACGAGGCGAAGCTCGACGCCTTCCTCCATCACTTCGGTCTGCTCGTCCTCGACGAGGCCCACCACATTGCCGCCAGCGCCTTCCATCGAATCGTCGACCGTTGCCCGGCGCGCTACCGGCTGGGGCTGACGGCCACGCCCGAACGGGAGGACGGGCTGACGCCTCTCCTGCGCTTCTACCTGGGCGCGCCTCTGGCCGTGGTGAAGCACGAGGACCTCGTGGCTCGCGGGGTGTTGGTGGTGCCCGAGGTACGCGCCGTGGAGACGGCCTTCGACTACCCGTACTGCCGCGCTGCGGACTACGCGCCCATGCTGGAGGCGCTGGCGGAGAACAAGGCGCGCAATGACCTCGTCCTCGGCGCTGTGGCCAGCGAAGCGTGGGCGGGCCACCTGTGCCTTGTCCTCACGGGGCGTGTGGACCACTGCGAGCTGCTGGCGCAGCGACTATCGGCCATGGGCCTGTCGGCCGCGGCGTTGACGAGTGAGGTGCCGCGCGAGGTGCGCAAGGCACTCCTGGACCAGGCTCGCGCCGGGCGCGTCCGTGTCCTGGTGGCCACCAGCCTGGCGGATGAGGGGCTCGACTTGCCGCGCCTCTCTCGCGTCTTCCTGGCGTACCCCGGCCGTGCCCGTGGACGCACCGTCCAGCGCCTCGGACGCTTGATGCGCCCCCACCCGGAGAAGAAGAGCGCCGTCCTCATCGACTTCGTCGACGGGAAGGTGCCGCTCTTGCGGCGCCACCATGCGGAGCGCCGCCAGCAGTACGCCACGGTGCTGGGCGCAGCGGCCCACGCCGACGTGCATTGAACCACCACAGGGAGTGAGCACCTTCGATGACGACACCTTCTGACACCACTCCAAACCCCGACGCCATCCTCGCCACCTGGCGGTGGCTGGCGCACGCACAGCACGGCGTAAGCGAAGTCCGCGTCATCCGCCCAGGCGGCGGGGGCATCGTCGGCCTGGGCTTCTTCGACGACGAGGAAGCTTTCGTCGCGGCCTGCGCGGCGGCCAATGCCGATGGCAACGTGTACGTGGGCATTCAGCCGCGGCCTCGGCGCCTGCTGGAGCTCGCCCCCAACGTCCTGCGCCCCTTGCGGACTGGGGCGGGGAGCAAGGACATCGAGGTCGTGACGGCCACGGTGGTGGACCTCGACCCCGTGCGTCCCAAGGACACGGCCAGCACCGAGGACGAGCTCTCGCTGACGCTCCAGGTGGCGCAAGCCGCCGCGGCCTGGTGCGAAGCGCAGGGGCTTGTCCGCCCGCGGCTGATGATGAGCGGCAACGGGGCGCAGCTGTGGTTCGCCCTGCCGCCGCAGTCCCTGGCGGGCGAGGCTCAGGAGCGTGTGCAGGCGGGCCTGAAGGCCTTCGAGGCCGAGGTGCGCGCTCGCTTCCAGTCCGAGCGCGTGCACGTGGACTCCATCCACGACGTGGCGCGCATCATCAAGGTGGTGGGCACCGTTAGTCGGAAGGGGGCGGGGACTGCGGAGCGGCCTCACCGAGCAGCTCGGGCGCTGACCGGCTTCGAGCGCGTTGAGGACGGAGGCCTTCAGGCCCGCCTGCTGGAAGCGCCGGTGCAGCCGCCGGTGGCGAACCAGGCGCATCCAGCCCAGGTGGCGCTGCCGCTAGCGCCCTCCGCCTCGGCGCCGCAGGGGACGATGAAGGCCCGCCGGACGGAGACTGGGGAGTATGACTGGGCGCGCCCGGTGGAGATGTGTGGCCCGGTGCAGCGTCTGTGGGAGCAAGGCGCGGAGGACCGGAGCGTCGCCATCTTCAACATGGTGCGCTTCTTCGTGCACAAGGGGCTGGGCCTCGACGAAATCACGGAACTCGTCCTCGAGTACGACAGGCGCGGCTTGGGGAAGCTGAAGGGCCGGGACGGCGCCGGCTACATCCGCAAGGCCTACGAGAAGGTGGTGGCCACGGCCCGCGAGGATGGCGCCGTGGCGCCGCCCTGCCACTCCCTCCAGGGCATGGGCTACTGCCGCGTCAACCGCGAGCCGGACGTGCGCTGCGAGCTGTACGACGTCGTCTTCGACATCGAGGCGGCTGTGGAGCGCCTGGCCACGGTGCCGGCCCAGGACGTGGAGTACCGCCTCAAGCCCATCCTGGAGGCCATCGCCCACCGGCCACCGTCCGCGCAGGAGAAGTACCTGGGCCTGCTGGAGGTTCGCACCGGCCTGACCGCCCAGAAGCTCCGGCTGGCCATGGCCCGCGCCGTGCGTACCCAGGCCGCAGGAGAGGGCGCGGACACCAAGGGAGGAGGGAAGAGCAACAGCGGTGACGACACCATCGACGGCGAGGTGTACGAGGACGCGTACTGCTACTACACGGTGACGCAGCGGGGTGAGGCGAAGGCCATTTCCTCCTTCACCTTCACGCCGACGGCCCTCGTGGAAACCGAGGAGGGGGAGGTTTTCCTCGGGGATGTCCGCACGGACAAGGGAGCCGAGGTGGAAGGAGCGCGGCTGCCGCGGCGGGCCTTCAACTCGCGCAAGGAGCTGCTGCACCACCTGCCCTCCGTCCATACGCAGTGGACGGGCAGCGACAATAACGTGCAGGGCCTGCTGCGCGCGGTGGCGCGGCGAGCGGTGCCGAGGCTGCCGGGCACCACCACGCTGGGCGACTTCAAGCGGGGAGAGCACCACGTCTGGGTTGCGCCCGGGTGCACCATTGGGAGGGAGGGCTTCCTCTCGGCCTCCCCCGTGGCGTACCTGCCGAATGGTACGACGCTCGAATCGCGCATCCGCTACGAGGCCGCGGACGACGACACCTTCCATGACGTGGCGAGCACGGTTTTCGAGTACCTGCTCAAAATCAACACGCCTCAGGTGGTGCTGCCCATTCTGGGATGGTTCTTCGCCACGCCAATGAAGCCGCGCCTCATGGAGAAGGTGGGCTCCTTCCCGCTTCTCTTTCCTTACGGGACGCAAGGTAGTGGCAAGTCGAGCACGTGCACCGAAGTCTTCTGGCCCCTCTTCGGTGTGCCTTCCTCGGATGCCTTCAGCGTGACGGAGACGGAATTCGCCCTGGTGAAGTTGCTATCCGCCACGCGCTCAGTGCCGGTGGTGGTGGACGAGTACAAGCCCGGTGACATGCCGCTGCCCCGTCTCCACCTGGTGCACCGCTACATGCGGCGCCTCTACCGAGGAGAGACGGAGGAGCGGGGGCGCCCGGACTTGTCGGTGGTGAGTTACCGGCTGCAGGCGCCGCTGTGTATTTGCGGAGAGACACGTCCCACGGAGGCGGCCCTCGTGGAGCGCCTCCTGCCCGTCAACCCGGAGAAGGCGACGGTGCAGCGCCGCGACTGCCGGGCGGCCTTTCGTAAGCTGACGTCCGTCAACCTCGCCCTCTTCGCCCCTCGCTACATTCAATTCTGCCTGGGGCGGGACTTCGAGGCGGACTACCGCGTCGTCCGTGCCGTGGCGGAAGTCCTCCTTGAGAAGAGGGACGCGCCTCCGCGTGTAGCGGACAACGTGACGGCCATGCTGTTGGGCATCCACCTCTTCGAGGAGTTCGCCCGAGAGTGCGGTTATGCGTTGCCCGAGGACTTGGGGGCCCGCGAGGCCGTGGACGCGGTGCTGAAGGACGTCCTCGAGGAAGAGACGGGCGTCCGCAATGCCCTGGATGCCTTCATCCAGATGCTGGGTGTCATGGCAATCCAAGGCGAACTGAAGCACCGCGTCCACTATGCCTTCGACGAGGGGCGCCTGTGCCTCCACCTGGAATCCGCCTACGACGCCTACCGCGCGCACTGCAAGCGCATCGACTACCGAGGGGAGTTGGTGGACACGAAGGCACTGCGACGCCTCATTCACGAGAACCACCGCGCCGGAGAGTATGTCCTCTCGCCCAGTGAGCGCGTCTGCTTTGCCGGCAAGGCCCTGCGCCGGTGCGCCCTCGTGATTGATGTCTCAAAGGCCCCCTTCATCTCCGCGGAGGACTTCCCGCATGCTGAAGACGCAAGCCGCGGGTGGCGTTGGCGTGGCCATGACGAAGGCAGCGCCGAGGAGGTGGCTTCGTGACGGAGGTGGATGGGAAGCCCGGGCCTCCGGCAGATGCGACTGATGTGCCTCACCACCAGCTCCGGCGCCACGAGGCCGCGGTGGATGTCCTCGCCGATGCCCTCTGGGAGTTGTGGTTGCGTCGGCGGGCACAGCCGCAACGACAGCCGCCCGCATGGGGGGCGGAGGAGGGCGCGCATGGTTGAGCCGCGGACTCTCGACTTGTCTTCTTTTGGGGACAGAGCGTCCATGGCTTTCGCCCGAGGGCGTGCTGCCCCGGACGAAGGAGACACCACCATGGCGAAGAAGGGGATTGCGCGGGCCGCGCGCAAGGAGCTGGCGGACGTGCCACAGCAACTGGCCGCGCTGGCCAGCATGTCGGTGCCGGAGTTGGCGGAGAAGTACCTGGAGGTGTACGGCGAGCCCACGCGCAGCCGCAACCGGGACTACCTGAAGAAACGCCTGGCCTTCCGGATTCAGGAGCTGGCCGAAGGGGGGCTCTCCACGCGTGCCGTCGTACGCATCTCGGAGTTGGGCGACAAGCTGCCCGAGCGCTGGAGGATGCGGCAGGTGGAGGAGACGAAGTCCTCCGCTTCGCCTCCTCCAGCCGCTGCTGACGGGCGCGCAGCCGCTGTGGATGGGCGCGACGCGCGCCTGCCGCCGCCGGGCACGGTGCTGACGCGCGTCTTCAAGGGCACGCAGCACCGGGTGACGGTGCGCGAGGGCGGAATTGAGTACGAAGGCCAGCTTCACCGCAGCCTCTCCAGCGTGGCGAAGCTGATTACGGGCACGGCCTGGAACGGCTTCTCCTTCTTCAGACTCAAGGCCGGCAGCTCGAAGACGGTGACGCCATGAGCGGCCCCGCCTTCTTCCAGACGCACATGGGGCAGCGCTTCTACGAGGGGACGATGCCGCAGCTCGTCCGCGAGCTGACGCGCCTCAACAACAACCTGGAGCGGCTGGTGGCCGTCGCGGAGCAGCTCTCCGGGCCGAAGCAGTCTTCGAGCGTCGAATCAGTGCCGCCGCCGACGACAGAGGGGGCGGAGGGACCATGAGGAAGAGCAAGTCGCCGCCCTCGGACGCGAAGCGCTGCGCCGTCTACACGCGCAAGTCCACGGCGGCGGGCCTGGAGATGGAATTCAACTCGCTGGACGCCCAGCGCGAGTCCTGCGTCTCTTACGTGCAGCGCCAGCCCGGCTGGGTGTTGGTGGATGAGAGCTACGACGACGGCGGCTTCACCGGCGCGAACATGGAGCGGCCTGCCTTCCAGCGGCTGCTGCAGGACGTGGATGCGGGCCGGGTGGACGTGGTGGTGGTGTACAAGGTGGACCGCCTCTCCCGCAGCCTCCTCGACTTCGCGAAAGTCATGGAGCGCTTCAACGCGGCCGGTGCTTCATTCGTCTCGGTGACGCAGAACTTCTCCACCGCAGACGCGATGGGGCGGCTCACCCTCAACATGCTGATGTCCTTCGCCGAGTTTGAGCGGGAGATGATTTCCGAGCGCACGCGGGACAAGGTGGCCGCCGCGCGCCGCAAGGGGAAGTGGACGGGAGGGCGCGCGCCGCTGGGCTACGAGGTGAAGGACAAGCGCCTCGTGGTGAATGAGTACGAGGCGGTGGTAGTGCGGGAGGCCTTCGAGCTGTACCTCCAGCACCAGCAGGCCTCGGTGGTGTCGCGCCTCCTCAACGAGACGGGGCGCAAGACGAAGCGGTACGAGGCCCAGAGCGGTGCCACGCGCGCGGCTCGGAAATGGACGACGCAGGACGTGCTGCGCCTCTTGAGGAGTCCCCTGTACGCGGGCTTCGTGCCGTATGGCGACGAGACGCACCAAGGCGAGCACCCGGCCATCGTGGACAGGGCCATCTTCCATCAGGTGCAGGACATGCTGGAGGGCCGCAGCCCCGGTCTCCAGTACCACGGGCGCAACCCCGACTACGTGCTGCGGGGACTCTTGCGTTGTGGCCTGTGCGGCGAGGCGATGACACCCGGCTCGACGCGCAAGGGCACGCGCGAGTACCGCTACTACCGCTGCGTCACCCGGGACAAAAAGGGGAAGGAGGGGTGCCGGGCCTCTCCCATTCCGGCAGCCGCCTTGGAGGACTTCGTCGTCGCTCGGCTGCGGGAAGTCTCGGTAGGTGAGGGCTTTGCGGCACAGGTACACGCCCGCCTCACTGCGCGGCTGGAGGAGAAGCACAAGGCCCTGCGCGCCGAGCGCGCGCAGCTCCCGAAGGACCTGGCCAAGCGCGCCGGGGAGTCCGCGAAGTGGGTGGACTCCCTCTCGAAGCTGGAGGGCCCAGCCCGGCGCATCGTCGAGGAGAAGCTGACGGCTGCGGAAGAGGAGTCCGCCGGCATGAAGAAGCGGCTGGTGGAGGTGGAGCGCGCCCTGGATGCCATGGAGGGGGAGAAGCTGGAGGCGGCGTGGGTGGCCCGGGCCCTGGCGGACTTCGACGCGGTCTGGGACGCCCTCACGGCCGCCAACCGGGGGCGCCTGCTGCAGGCCCTCGTCGGCCGGGTCGTGGTGGACGAGGAGACGGATCGCGTGGATGTGCACCTAGCTCTGGCCGGTGAAACCGCGACGCCCGGGCGCAAGGAGGTGGCGGCGTGAGCGCGAGCCCCGAGACTTGGCCGGCGGAGGCCGGCCTCATCAGCGCGCAGTTCCACCGCGTGCGTCGGGCGAAGGTGGGCTTCCGAGAGGGGGCGCGACCCCCGCCGCTAGAGGTGGCGCGCCGGCCAGCGCACGCCGCGCGAATGCTGGCCCTGGCGCACCATGTGGAATCCGCCATTGAGCGGGGGCTGGTGGCGAGCGCGGCGGACGTCGCTGGCCAACTGGGCTTTACCCGGGCGCGCGTGACGCACCTGTTGGACTTGCAATTGCTGGCGCCGGACATCCAGGAGGAGGTGCTGTTCCTCGAGGCCGTGGATGGAGAGGAGCCCCTCAGCGAGAGAGGACTTCGGGCCATCGCTCACGCGGGGACGTGGGAAGCGCAGCGCGAGCGCTGGCGTGAGGTGAAGGCTTCATTCTGA